TCAAGGTCTTAAGGGAGACAAAGGCGACAAGGGTGAAAAGGGTGATGCTGGTGAAGATGCCATCATCGATGTTCAATACCCACTTGTCTATGACAAGACAAAGAAGATAGTCACCCTTGACAGCAAGAACCTTCTTGAGAAGTTGCAGCACATCTTTGCTCCGCTTGCAAACAAGAACTTCGACTTGTCCAAGTTGGATTGGCTTGCTGCATCGGGTGGTGGCGTTGGTGTAAAGTTGAATGGCAAGTACATTCGCTCCACCATCAATGACATCGACTTCCGTGGTAGCGGGGTGTCAGTAACTCAGTCTGGTGGCGGTGTCATCGTCAACATCACGGGTGGTGGTGGATCGGGAACCGTTCACTTCTATGAGCAGGACAATGCTCCCACTGGCATGTCCGCAGGAGACATGTGGTTCGATACCGATGCTGGTCTTCTCTACCATGCCGTTACAGACGACTCTGGAATCATATGGGTTGACTTCATAGGCAATGGTGCATTGAATGCGGTCTACAACACCACAGGAATCACGGGTGCTACCTATTATGCCTCTCCAAATGACTACTACATCGGTGTGAGTTATGCTGGTCCTGTGACTGTCATACTTCCTGGCAACATAGTCAACGGCAAGGAGATGGTGGTGAAAGACGAGAGCGGTCATGCTGGTGATGGAGTGCATAGGCAAATCACGATACAAGGTTCTACTGGGCACTACATCGACAATCAGAGCAGCGCGATACTCAATCTGAACAATGGAGCCATACAGATGATCTATAGGAATGGATGGAGAATCATATGAGTTATCTTTTCAACAATCAGGTTGGATTCGTTCCGAATGCGGTAGATGGCTTCAATCGCCTCAAGGTGTCTCAGCCATTCACACTCTTCGATTCACAGCACAGATATCAGGCGAATGACAAGTGGGATACCTTTGGTGTCACTGGTGGAACTGCCACATATGCGGTGAATGAAAGTGCTGTACTTCTTTCTGTTGGGACAACGGCGGGTAGCAAAGTCACTAGAGAGACTAAGCGCGTATTTGCATATCAGCCAGGAAAGTCCCTGTTGGTGATCAACACATTCGCAATGAACCAACCAAAGGATGGATTGCTACAGAGAGTTGGATACTTTGGCATCTCTGGTGGAGCAACATTTGGAACTCCTGCCAATGGAGTCTACTTGCAGCAGGATGGACTAACCCTATCCATATGCCTTGCAAGTCAGTCATTGAATACGATCACAAAAGTGGAGCAATCATCTTGGAATGGAGATGTGTTCGATGGAAGCGGAACATCGGGTAGAACGATTGATATCACCAAGGGAAACATCTTCTGGACGGACATTGAATGGCTCGGTGTTGGTGATGTGCGTACAGGATTCTTCGTTGATGGAAAACCTGTGGTGGCACACACATTCCACAACGACAATGTGCATCCAACGACATACATGACAACGGCAGTCCTTCCTTGCAGATATGAACTTGAGAACAAGACGGCACAGGCAAGTGGAAGTACATTGCACCAAATATGCACCACGGTCATGAGTGAAGGTGGATACGAAGGATTCAGCAGACGATATAACATCACCAAGAATGGTTCAAATCCCACCACCCTTACAACTCAGGATGTTCAGTATCCCATGATGGCGATAAGGCTGAATCCAAATCGTATTGATTCGGTGATCATTCCTTCAAATATAAGCGTGGTCCTTGAGCCAGGAACAAACAACAAGCCAGTCACGGTTCAATACAGGATTCTTCTGAATCCAACTTTGACGGGAAATACCTGGTCAACACATTTCAATGGAAATGTTGATTATAATGTAACAGCAACAGAAGTCACTGGTGGAACCGATATCATCGGCGGATACATCAGCAGCAGCGGATCACTTGATATTTCGAATATAAATGATTTCAACTTCCAACTCGGGAGAACTCAAACAGGAGTATCCGATACATTTGTTCTCACATTGACACCAACTGAAGACGGATTGAATGCTTATTGCGATCTCTCATGGTTTGAATTAGTCTAATGTCGATAAACTTTCCCAACAGCCCCTCACTCAATCAGACCTATGTGTATGGAAACATCACATGGGCATGGAATGGCTCTGCTTGGGACAAAGTATCAACTGCTACTGGATACCTTGGTGCAACTGGACCCCAAGGATCAACGGGTGCTACAGGACCACAGGGAGCAACAGGTGCGACAGGATCATTTCCATCTGTGCTGGACGGTGGACTTTTCTAGGATAAATAAGTAAAAGTAGGAGAACTATGTCTGATATCACCATCAAGATCAAGAGAGGTTCAACTGGAGGTGTAATACCTTCGGGTTTGACATTCGGTGAACTTGCCGTCAATGTCACCGATGCGTTGTTGTATGTTGGTGGAACGACTGGCGAAACTATTCTCATTGGTGGTGGGGGTGGCGGTGGAAGTGGTGGATTCACGGGTGCGACTGGCGCAACGGGTGCAACAGGTGCTACTGGTGCCAATGGCGCAACAGGTCCAACTGGTCCACAGGGAGCAACTGGAAATATTCCATCCCAATATGTCGTGTCTATCAATGGTCTCACTGGAGTAATAGAACTCTTAGCAGGAACAGATATTTCTATAACTCCTGTAGGAAATACTCTTACCATATCTTACACTGGAGTTGGTGGTAGTGGCGCAACAGGTGCCACGGGTGCTACTGGTGCAACGGGTCCAACAGGTCCAACAGGTCCAACAGGTGCCACAGGTGCAACAGGTGCAACGGGTGCAACGGGTGACATCGGTCCAACAGGTCCAACAGGTGCCACAGGTGACATCGGTCTAACAGGTCCAACAGGTGCAACAGGTGCAACAGGTGCAACGGGTGCTACTGGTGACATCGGTCCAACAGGTCCAACAGGTGCAATACCCTCCGATTATGTGATTTCATTCAATGGTTCAACTGGTGCAATAACATTCGTCAACTATGTTTCGTCACTAAATGGTTCTACTGGTGCGATCACGAATGTCGCAAGAACAAATGAAGGAAATACATTCTCTATCCGTCAGGTGATGAATGCTGGTGTAACTACAAGCACATTGTTTGTATCATCAGGAACAACTCTGAACGGAAGAGCATATTTTGGGGGAACAGCAACATTCAATGCGGCATCCCAATTTGATGGTGCAGCATTGTTTTCTTCTACCTTCAATGTATCAAATATCGCTGGACAGGCAAGTATATCAAAATCGACATTCAATCTAAGTGACAGTGCGATACTACGAATAGTACACACCGATCCACTTGAGACTGAACTTAATGCAGATATCATAGGAAATTTCAATGCAACTGGCAATCAAACACACACTTTGCCAGCAACATCTGGAACACTTCTAAATACCTCATTTGTAAACTATGTTTCATCTCTAAACGGTTCCACTGGTGCCATAACAAATGTGGCAAGGACAAATCAGGGAAATACATTCTCAGTCCTTCAGGTGATGAATGCTGGTATTACAACAGCAAATCTGTTTGTATCATCGGGTGCAACCTTTGTCGGAAACATCTCTGCACCAAACATTGTCTATTCAGTAAATGGAAGAACTGGTGATGTAACTGGCTTAAGTGCCAGCACGGTGATGCTTGGCTCAACCAACTCAACTGCTACAAGATATCTTGTATTTGCAGCAACAGCGGGTGAGCAGAGTCTTCTTATTGACAATATCACTACACCTCTTTCGTATAATCCAAATACAGGAACCGTTGGAGCCAAAGTATTCGATGCCACATCTGGATCCAATCAAGTAAAACTTGATGCCGCTATTGGTACTATCTTGGTGAGTGATGGAACGAATACATCTCTCGCACTTCAATATGGATTCGAATATACTGGAACCTCTCCACATTACTTTGTGAATCAGGGTGCATCACCGTCTACATTTATAGTTACTCCTGCATTGCGGGTTTCTGATGCTGATTATGATGTGGCTTATGGTCCATCGACATGGGGTTATACATTCCCCGCTGCGAATGGTACAAGTGGACAGGCAATGTTCACCGATGGTGGTGGACAACTTTACTGGGGAACCGTATCGGGTGGATCTGAATCTGGTGTTTCATCAGTAAATGGTGCTACTGGAGCAATTACAAATGTAGCAAAGACAAATGAAGGGAATACATTCTCTGTCCTTCAGGTGATGAACGCAGGAATCACAACATCAAATTTGTTCGTATCGGGTGGTTCGACATTCAACGGATTGATCACCGCAAGTGGTGGAATAACGGCAACCACCGTCAACATTCTACAGACGCTTACTATTCCATTTCAGGCCATTGGAAACACTGCTCAAAGGATAAACATAGGTGTCTACGGAACATTGTCGGAGACAGCATCGTCTTCGGCCATGATCATAGGAAATGCCATCGCGGCATCCAAGCAATCTGCTCAGAAAGTCGAGAAGACATCTTTTGATGACGGTCAGTACATCAAGATGCGATATGATACGGGAGTATCGATTCATACTGGTCTTACTGGAGTTGCTGGCACTGAATACGGAGAAACGCAGAACACGCGGGTTTTGATAGATCTTAATGGAAATGTAGGAATCAATACCACGGCACCGACATCTAAGTTGGATGTTGTTGGTGGAATTTCTGGCAGCAACCTCTATGTCTCTGGCGGCTCCACATTCATAGGGAACATTGTTGCACCCAACATAGTCTACTCAGTCAATGGAATATCTGGTGCAGTTGGAATAGCAGCGGGATCGAACATCACCATAACCCCGAGAGCGGATCGGCTGGTGGTTCTACCATAACCACGATAGACTTCTCATCCTTTGTCAACAAGATAGCATTCACGATAACTGGACTGACAAGTTCAAATCATGCATATGCGATAGATTACCTTGCTGGACAGACTGCTGCATTGCAGAATGAAACTGGTTCCATCTCGGTGACGGGAACCGTGGAATCGGCGGAATCCTACTGGGATGGGACTGTAAGCAATGGTGCAATTGACCCCCTCAAGAGAAGTGCCGACATAGTGATGAAGCCTCCGTTCAGCGGATCATATACCGCAGAAGATCTGCTTGGATTGACCCTGACCATTTTCAGAAACGACAATGTGTATACCCGTCTATACGGAAGCGGTATTGTGGACGATGGATACACGGCTGGCACGACTTTCGGTGGTGGCGTAACCTTTGCCGCAACTAGTCTTGCATTGAATCACACGGAGGAGACCTTCGTGACCAAGACAATCACGGGGCAGTCATGGGTGACTGCGGATTCCTTCATAACATGCAAGGTTCTTGGGCTGACTAGCAATGACCATGAACCAGAGGATGCCATACTTGAAGGTGTGCGTTTTGAGATAAATAACATAGTGGCTGGAGTTGGCTTTGATGTAATCGGTCATGCCCCAGAGGGAACTTATGGTAAATACAATATAGAGTGCTTGGGAATCTAAAGGAGATAAAAGATGGCTGTGAATATTAAGGGCGGAAACAATTCAGCAGGGCTTGCAAATGTGAGTGCAACATACGAATTGCAAGTGGTAACTCCTCAGACCGAGGAGAATGCAGGATTTGTACAGTTGAGTACGGAAGTGGATAGTGGTGATGTATTGGGAACTCGTACTGTCATTCCCCCCGAATGCTCTGATGACTATCGTCTTCGTGTCGGTATTGACCAGACAATGTTCAATACAACCTTTGAAGGTACCACCATCCTCACAACCACATGGAGTCAGTTGCTCACATCGATGACAACTGCACAAGCCACAGGATTCATGGTGCTAAACAATGGAACATCGACCACAACAGGTCACGCTGCTTATGTTCGTTCACACAGGCATTTCTCAACATTTGGAACCTATCCCACCTATGTGGACATGTGGATTCGTGAAGCCAATGTCACTGCCACAAATGCAATAAGCGAATGGGGATTGTTGTACCTCACGGCACAAGCCACACAACAACCCATTGACGGTATTTTCTTCCGTCGTACTTCTGGTGGTACTTTGAAGGCAATCGTTACTAATAACTCTGTAGATGTTGCTGATGTCACCATCACCACGACAAATGTTCCTGCGCGAGACGGTGTTGGCACATTTGATCCAACTGAATCCAATCACTATCTGCTTGTATTCCACAATGACATAGTCCGCTTTTGGATTAATGATGTGCTTGTTGCCGAAATTCCATGTCCTGCTGCACAGGCACAGTTCTCCGCATCATCTGGTAATCCTGTTGGATTCCGTGTAGTAAATACGGGTGCAGCATCTTCTGCTCGTCAACTTTCCATTGGTTATGTGAATGTTGGATTTGGTGATCAGAATACAAACAAGCCTTGGACGCATGTTCTGTGTGGTTTGGGTAACGGAGCATATCAGTTTGCAAATGGAAACACTCCAGGACCAACGGTGACTCGCGCTGGTGCAACATTTGGACATCCAGCAAGTGCGACTGGTCGTACTGCGGGTACATGGACGGCAACATCTGCACCAGCATTAAATAACCTTGGTGGTCTGTGGACATCTCCTGCTATTTCTACTCTGACATCCGATGCAGATTATCCAGTGTTTGCATTTCAGAATCCGACAGGAACTCAGACACTTCCAGGAAAGACTTTATACATCACAGGTATTCGTGTTGGAGAAGCATATGTTTCCACTGTGGCTTCAACCAACGCTATTTTTCTATCATACATTGTTATGGTTGGCAACAGTGCGGTTGCCACAAGCACAGCAGATTCCGCAACAACTGTATCGGGAAAATCCATCACGGTGGGTGGACATGGGTTTTTGGCAACTGAAGTCGTGGGAAACTATAAACCTGGATTTGAAGTGCGGTTTGATTCTCCTTTAATGGTTCCCGCAGGACACTATTTTCACTTCGTTGTGCGTCCATTTGGAACAGTAGCAAGCAATACTCTTGTAGTTACAAGTAGCCTTGCAGTAAACGGATATTTTGAATAATGGCACTTATACAAATTGTACAAACTCCACACGGTGTTCCCGCTTTGTACTGGAAAATTGCTGCGGTTACTTTTAATATAAACGGGTCTTGCACCATAAGACTAGATGGATATTATGATGAAACTGCCCGTGGACGGGAGTGTGAAGTGTTACGACAGATTACATACACAGTTCAACCCACAGATATGCCAACAGTTTTCCCATCGGGATTTACCGTTGCTGATGCATATGCGTATGTAAAGACTCAAGTTGAGTTTTCTTTTGCTACTATTGATGCAATCTGAATGGAGAGGACTATAAGATGAGTGTGAAGATTACGAATGGAAACCGTTCAAATGACTTGGTGGATATAGATGCATATCACCAACTCAAGGTGGTGACACCACAGACTGAAATAAGTGCTGGATTTGCTAGTTTGAGTACAGAAATAGATGCGGGAAGCATTCTTGGCTCCCGTGATTTAAAAGCCATTGAGTCCTCTGATGACTATCGCGTTCGCGTGGGATCGGACCAAACTGTCTTCAATGCGACATTTGAAGGAAGCGTAATACTCACTACACATTTCTATTCTTTTGCAACAACCACTGGTTCTGTACAGGCTAACGGAGTTCTCACGGTCAATTCTGCTGCGATTGCTGCGATGATTACAAGCGGTGCTGCTGCATATGTGAGGACATGGAGAACTTTTCCTACATTCGGAACTTATCCCATCTATGTGGACATGTGGATTTCCATAGGTGGTCCTCTGGCGGTGAATGCCATCAGTGAATGGGGATTGTTGTACCTCTTGAATCAAGCCACACAACAACCCATTGATGGAATCTTTTTCAGATGCATTTCAGGTGGTCAACTGAAAGGTATCATTACAAGCAACCAAATTGATATTACAGAAATAACATTAGATACAAGAAATGTTCCTTCCCGAGATGGTTACGGTTTATTTAAAGAGGAGGAAATAAATCACTACCTCATTGTTGTTGACAACAATATTGTGAAATTTTGGATCAATGATGTACTCGTAGGGAGCATTGGGTGTCCATCATCGCAGTCACAGTTTTCTAACGCATCGGCTTTGCCTGTCGGATTCAGAACGGTAAATACCGCAGTCCCATCTACTATCAGACAAATCAATGTTGGATGTGTGAATGTTGGATTTGGTGATCAGAACACAGATAAGCCTTGGTCACATGCAATGGTGGGAAGTGGTGGTGGATCATATCATCTACATGTTGGAAACACTCCAGGACCAACGGTGACTCGCGCTTCTGCTTCTACAGGACATCCAGCAAGTGCGACTGCTCGTACTGCGGGTACATGGACGGCAACATCTGCTCCTGCTCTCAATAACCTTGGTGGTCTGTGGACATCTCCTGCTATTTCTACTCTGACATCCGATGCAGATTATCCAGTGTTTGCATTTCAGAATCCGATAGGAACTGCTGCACGACCAGGCAAAACCCTATACATCACAGGTGTTCGCATTGGAGATACTGTTCCATCGGTAGGAGCCTCAACCAACCCTATTTTTATATCATATATTGTCACTGTTGGCTCAAGTGCCTCCGCAACCAATACATCAGATTCGGCAACAACTGTATCTGGTAAATCCATTGTAATCGGCGGTCATGGGTTTTTGGCAACTGATGCGGCTGGTGCCCATAAACCAGGATTTAACATGGAATTTACATCTCCACTTGTTATTCCTGCGGGTCACTTCATTAATTTGATAGTGCGTCCATTTGGAACCGTAACGGGCAACACATTAGTGTTGCGTGGAAGCGTTTCTTTTGATGGATATTTTGAGTAACACAACTCAATAAAAATCAAATGTTAATCCAAATACTTTGGTCTTCCAAAGCCAAATTTTGTGCTATACTACAGTCTACATATTCGACTCAACAACAAAAACAGGAGTACAGTTTCACATGAGTTCATTTCAGAGTCTTCCAACACCTTATCAGCACTTCATCTTCATTTCCAGATACGCCAGATGGCTTGAGAAGGAGGGTAGACGGGAGACTTGGGAAGAGACTGTTGAGCGTTACTTCAGGTTCTTTGACGATCATCTTGCCAACAACAAGAACTACAATGTCGATCCCGCACTTCGACAGGAACTGAAGACAGCCATTCTGAACCTTGAGATCATGCCTTCCATGCGTTCGCTCATGACCGCAGGAGAAGCCCTCAAGCGCGACAATACGGCTGGTTATAACTGCTCCTATGTTGCAGTCAATCGTGTCCGCGCATTTGATGAGATCCTCTACATATTGATGTGCGGTACAGGTGTAGGCTTCTCCGTGGAAAGGCAATATGTCGAGAAACTTCCTACAATCGCTGAAGTGTTCACTGATTCCGATACGACGATTGTTGTGCAGGATTCAAAGGCTGGTTGGGCTAAGGCGTTCCGCGAACTCATCTCTCTTCTTATTGGAGGTCAAGTACCCCAATGGGATCTATCAAAGATTCGTCCTGCGGGAGCAAGACTTAAGACATTTGGAGGTCGCGCGAGTGGACCAAAGCCATTGGAGGATCTCTTTAGATTCACCGTTGACACCTTTAGACGAGCCGCAGGACGAAAACTTACATCCATCGAATGCCATGATATCGTCTGTAAGGTTGCGGAGATTGTCGTCGTCGGAGGAGTACGACGCTCTGCTCTCATTTCGCTTTCAAACCTGACAGACGAAAGAATGCGCGATGCCAAGACGGGTGCATGGTGGAATGACAATGCACAACGCGCACTAGCGAACAACTCTGTTGCATACAAGGAAAAGCCCGAGATCGGTGTGTTCATGGACGAGTGGGTTTCACTTTACAAGTCCAAGAGCGGTGAGCGTGGAATATTCAACCGCGATGCAGCAAAGAAGACTGTGGCAAAGTTGGGTGATCGTCGCGATCCAAACTATGACTTTGGAACGAATCCATGTTCAGAGATCATTCTTCGCGACTGTGAGTTCTGTAATCTCACCGAGGTCGTTGTAAGAGCAGATGACACGGCAGAATCCCTGAAGCGCAAGGTTCGTCTAGCATCTATTCTAGGCACATGGCAAGCATCTCTAACACACTTCCCTTATCTTTCATCATCATGGAACAAGAACTGTGAAGAAGAGGCATTGCTTGGCCTTTCGCTGACTGGTATTCTTGACAATAAGATGATGAGTGATACGAAAAATAGTGCAAATATTCTGATCGCTCTCAAAGAACACGCCATTGAGACAAATCTTGAGTGGTCTAAGAAGATTGGAATCAATCCCGCTGCTGCAATCACATGTGTCAAACCTTCTGGAACTGTCAGCCAATTAACCGATTCTGCGTCGGGTATCCATCCACGACATAGCGAATACTACATCCGCACCGTTCGTGCAGATCGCAAAGATCCACTCTGTCAGATGATGGTGGATCTTGGCTTCCCCCATGAGCCGTGCGTCATGAAGCCCGACCACACCATGGTCTTCTCGTTCCCGCAGAAGGCAGAGGGTTCTGTCACCCGCAATGACCTCACGGCAATAGAACACCTTGAGTTGTGGTTGGCATATCAGCGTCACTGGTGTGAACACAAGCCATCTATCACCATCACTGTTCGCGATCATGAGTGGATGGATGTAGGTGCATTTGTTTACAAGCACTTCGATGAGATCAGCGGCATCTCGTTCCTGCCCCACTCGGACCACTCGTACCGACAGGCTCCATATCAAGAATGCACGAAGGCACAATACGATGCACTTCTTGAAAAGATGCCTGTAGGAGTCGATTGGTCGATGTTGAAGCAATATGAGAAGGTGGATGCAACAGCAAGTTCACAGACATTTGCTTGCTCTGGTGATAAGTGCGAAATCGTTGATCTTACTGCTTGACAGTCAATAAAAAACGAATATAATGACAACAACTGACCACCATGGTGGTGGCAGTAAAACAAAGGAGATAGAATGAAGAATTTTATTGTTGGTTTGGTAGCAGCCGTGATGTGTGGCTCGGTAGCAAAGGCAGAATTTGTAGTTGTGAACAATCCAGTGGCAGACACGGTTGGATTCTATTCTGACGCATTCAATTCAAAGGGAACATATACCTATGCACAAAGTGGCGCACAGGCATTCTCCCTTGAGGATTCCTATACGACATCCTCGCTTCGTTGGTGGGGTTCGTCCAATGGTTTCAATGATCAGGGAATCACAAACTTCTATGCATTTCAGGTCGTTGTTTGGAATGATGATTTCAGCGATCAGGTTTTCTCAACCAAGATCAGCATGACAAATATCACCGCAACACCGACTGGAGATGAAAACTTCTTTGGTCAACCTGTATATGAGTTCTATGTTCCTCTTGCATTTGAGGAACACAGCGGGATTCTGGCAGACCAGTCCATTCGGACCTGGTGGATGGGGTTCTTGGCATCCGCTTCCACCGTCGATTGGAAGCACAGCGGGTGGGGCATTTGTTCTTTCTGCTCCATCACCAGGAGCAATCGCTCTTCTTGGCATGGCGGGTCTTGTTGGCCGTCGTCGCCGCTAAATAGTAACAACCCCCCTTGAGATAGCATCTCTTGGCCGACAACCCCCAGAAATGGGGGTTGTTTCTTTTCATAGATAGATGCGAGTGGGTTATGATTTGACACCCACATGTGCAAACCCCCCGCTCTTCACACGGGGGGTTTTGCTTTTATAGTGGTTGTCGATATTTCACATGAAGTATCGGTAGATGTGATACATTCTCAATCACTATGCTATTTCCAACAGCCTGTTCTTGTGCAGTTATGCTTCTACTTAGTTCAAGATACTGATATTCAGTAGATCCATTTGTAGCCGTGTTTGAAAGTGTATCGCCATCAATACCATCTATTACAGACAATACTTGATAGATTCCATTATTTGATGGTGAGTTGCTGACCCTGATGTAAGAGCCAGCGGTGATACCAATATTATTTGTTCCGCCAAACAAGCGTACACCAGCAGCGGGAACTTTATATCCCAATAGATTCTTGGAACCAGAACCAACTGGATTTAAGAATCTGATGTTTATCGATTGTTCTGGTGTTGGTGGTACATCTGGTTCATTCAATGGTATATCAAATCTATAGTCATTTATAGAACTATTGAATTGAAATGTTTGATTGGCAGATCCTATTGCTCCACTGTGTTGATATGCTGGAGTTCTGCTTGAGAACATTGAAGATGCTGCTTTATTCTTAAATCTAATTTGATTTCCATCAAAACCAAGATACTCAAGGCTAATACTTTTGCAAGTTATTGTAGTCGGGCTTGTACCAGCAACTCTGCTCGCTGAAGTATTTTCTGTTCCATATGAGTTGAAGTTACATGTGCAACCTATTGTTGCTGTTTGTAATTTAGCCAACTTTGGAGTGCTAACAAAAGGAGTTACCATGTCGATGATTGATGTTCCGTTCAATGCACTAGACAGAGACAACCCATCCATTTCTGGTCTACTGAAATTGATGTATGTGTGGTGTGCGGATTTTCTAAATGAGAACTGATTGCTTGTTATAGATTGGGTTACAGGTGATTCCTTACTATTGAACGCAATATAAGCAAACTTCTTGTAGAAGTTTTCATAGAATACCTCATCAAAATCAAAGTCACCTTGTCTTGGCAATCCAGTATCTGGATCTATTTCCTCTGGTGGGGCAGCCAGGTATTTAAATTCACCGAACTCAGAACTTGGGTTGCTTTTTCCATGTATAATTAAACACATGGTCATGCCGTTATTTTTTCTTGCTTTGTTTAGGAATGTAGTTGCAAGATTTGTTATAACAATTTTATTGGTATCACCAAAATTTGTATTGAGTTGTATATTGTCTACTACACCACCACTGACATATACACCACCCTGATTTATGTAAGCGAATGTGTTGCCAATTATCTCTGAATTTACACTTGGTCCTATCTCTGGACTATTATTTGGATCGGTTATTTCCTCTATTCTATCAAGATAATTTGGTATCTGTATTATGTCCGCTGAAGGATATATTCCATCTGGTCCGTGTGTTGTTCCAGCACTAGGATCTATGTTGTCTTTCATTGTCCAAGACATATTTTGCTTTATGTCCGTGGTAGTAAGTCTGATGGTTATTGGATGATTTTGCAATGGTGTTGGTGGATTTCCTTGTTGAGTGTCCACTTGTGTGCTATCACCTTCAAACTCGCTTCTTTGTCTTACCACACCATTATCATCTCTAGTTCCATCATAATCAAAATTTGTGTACCTATACAATATTGTGTTTCTAAATCCTCTTTGATTAGGATTGTAGCCAGGATCGGTTGGCTGTGGATTTGATTTTCCTGTGCCAAGTGTTGGATCTCCACCTGTACCAAGTTTTTCAGTATTCCAATACACCCTAATATCGCCAGCAGCACCATCACCATTGTCACCATTTCTGAAGTTTTCATATGTCACGGCAGACGGCCACCAACCATACGGCGCACCATTTACAGTGCTTGGTAGTGTATTTGTCCACCAGGTTCCTCTGATCGTGGCTGTTGGTTGTGGTCGTGAACCATCTATTATTGGTTCTAGTAGATAGGCATCCTTGTCTAAATCGACTACGGGGAAGAATATCTTTGCTTGATCATTGCCAACTTTTCCGTTCAATTCAAATGGATATTCAAGATTTGAAATAACAACATCTTCATCAATTGGTGGTAGTGGCTTATTGTCTATTGTCTGTCTTAAATCTATTCCGACTTTAGTTGTATTTGCAATTCCACTACTATTCGCGGTTTGATTTGCACTGACCCACAACTGCAATTTTTCTCTTGGTTGATTGAATGTTTGATTTTGTTCATCCTCAAAATTTGGATCTACCTTATATGTCTGTACATTGTCGAGTAAGAATAGATCAAAACTTGAGTGTATCTTAAATCCTGCTGTATTGCTATTTGGTCTATGTAGGAATGGATATGATGGTACAGCATCCTGATATCTCCTGACCGCTCCATTTGGTCCACCAGCCATTCCAATCATAGTGTTGTTTGGAATTGGAGTGTCGGGATTGCTTGACATCATCTGTGTGTTGTATGCAAGAATATTTTCATGCCTACAAGACAATATCCATTGTTGAGAGGCGTCTCTTGTCTTTATTAGACTATCGCAAAGGACAATATCTTTGTTATATGGGGTTCCTGTATAGGTGTATGTAACTCCTTCATAGAAGACTTTTCCTTCTTTGACCTGACCAGAGAACAATGCTTGTCCTTGTCTATTTGGATTCGTGACCTTTCCAGTTCCAGGAACAAAATGTCTTTTTTCTGGATTGTCGTATCTTGGACTCCTTGGGCTTGGGTTGTTGAGTCTGTACATGATTACATTGTTCATGCCAACTTCTCTTGCCAAGAACGAGAATTCTCCTCCATTGGATTGGAGAATGTCTGAGTGCGGTCTACCAAACACCGCACTACCAGCATTTACGGTGTTTGACATTGCATATCCATTTATAATGAATGGCTGATATAGAACACCGTTTCCGAGGAAAATATCTCCTTGAGTCTGATCTATGGTGGAGTTGATGCACATGTCGAAACGACATTGACCTGGTTCTTGACTCTTTCTAATGACACTGTTGGTCATGAAGATATAAGATGTTGCTGCCGTATCGAACTGTGCATTTGTATGTGATCCTACTGGATTTACCCATGAGAAGTTGAAGGTATATCCAGCATCTGCACAGAATCCAGCCATTGGAGTCAGAGTCTTCACGAATATGGATGGAACCTTGTCGAGTTGTAGAGGATTACCTGGAGAAGATCCATTTCCATATGTTCCGCCAAAAGCAAGTGTGCCGTCCTTGTGCTGTATTCCAATGTGTGCATTTTGCCAGGTGAATCCCTTGGTATTAGCCTTTAGATCTGCTGCTGTCAATGTATTATGGTTGAATGGAGTTATCATCGTGGTGGTGTATGTCAAACCATATGCATCAGCCCACTTATAAATCCTTTCTGGTGTTCTTGTGTCTGCATCCACATCTACTTCATGGAACCATGCCCGAGGAGGCATTATGAACTTTACATTTTCTCTAATAGAAATATTGGAAACAGCGTTAACTGGAGCAAATGTGGCTAATGAAGTATGCCTGAATCCCCACATACAGCATAGTTGATCCGATGGATCTTCAGTTGTTGGATTTGGTGGATCGGAAGCAACTCCTCTTTTTACTCTCCACTTGTCTGTATATTGAAGTTGTGATGTTGTTTCATTCTGATCAAGTACTGGACCAATGCCGAAAAGATATTCAGTATATGGATAGTCTGATTCCATATACAAATTTTCGTATTTGACGAGTGTGCATACTATTCCGAAGTTTGCTGCTTGCTTGTAAAAGGCTATATTTTGCTGAGGGTGGAATCCCTTTATCTTCGCTCTCTTTTTATCAGTTACTCCTGGTGCTGGTGATATCGTCACCCACCTGTGGGCAAAACACTTAAATGGAAATCCAGTATCATATTTTCCATTTTTAATGGTTACGGTGGATGGTGCTGTCTGATCCGCCAGGTTCTTATATCCCATTTTATGACCAGCAAAACTGGCTGGCCCATCTCCAAGATCCATGAGGTATATTTTTCCACCACCAACATCTCCTTCAGTTATCAATTGCAGATCAAGATTACTGCTTGGATTGTAATGCTTGAATTTCATTCGCATAAGTTTTCTAAATGCGAACTCTATGCTGTACATTGGTTCCTGTTCTGTTCCGCTTCTTGAAAGATCATCGACTCCATTTACTGCATCGACATAAACTGAGCCGTTGAAGAGAGTGTTGTTTCGATTGCTAGAAAAGTAGAATGAGCGTATTCCGTTTTCTTTTGAGCCGTAGCGGATCCCATCAGATCTTGTATGAGATGGTATCTCGTTATACAGGATATTGTCAAATGAGTTATTTGGTTTTCCATGAAGTATTCTTGGCGGTCCATTTTTTGGATAAACGACCGCCTGTAATTCATGATGTCTTTTGTATGTTGGGCCATTTGCTCTACCGAGGTTTGCTCCACCTCCAGAAACTGCATCAAGTCCAGTGTGCCACAAATCTCCAGAATCGTCCAAATTGTCCGCAGTTATGCGTATCCAGTATGCCGAGACATCTTGTTCTGGGTTGTAAGTTACCTCAGTAACAACAGCCTTAACTGTAATGAAATGCCATAACACCAACATCAATGTACTCTGGATTCCCATTTCCACCAACTGTTTGAAATGGTGGGGTAATCCACCTACAGACTGCGTTCTTGTCAGATCCTATCTGTTCCGATTGTATCTGTGCGGCAATTGACACATCGGGTATCAGTCCCTGTTCAGTTAGTTGATCGGCTATGGATGTTTCTGCGTCTCCCCTCCAAATACCAGGACTACCAGCAGCAGTTCCAAACACTACTGGGTATGGTTGGTCTAGTGTAGTGAAGGCGTTTGTTGCTCCGCTTGGAGTAATAATTGTTGGTTCAAATGGCATTAGTGATCCTCACTTATTTCAATATTTTTCAATTTTTCAATCCCAATCTCTTTTTTGTGTTACCGTGAGATTTAAATTTGCATCGATAATTTGTACATTTGTAGGTAGGCTGGCAAGGTTGAATGCCATTGCTATCCTAGTTGGTGTTCTTGGCCTGGTTTGTGTTGTAATCTGTCCAGGAGCATTGTCTGGTCTTTGATGACCATCATCCCAAGGATTCAACAATCCTATTGCCATTTCTGGCATTGTATTGAAATCTGGATTTGGTCTAAGAGTTGGTGGTATATTTTGAATGTCGCTCCATCTCTCAACGGTTTGTGTCCCAAACACATTTGGTTCGTGAAGAAACATGGTGTCAAACTCGGGAATGATTATAATCTCACCATCTACAAAATTCTGAGTGGATGTAGCATTCCGTTTTCTCTGAAAATCTCTCTTGTTTATAAAGTCACTACGCATGTTATGTTCCTATGAAGTAGACTGTTGCGCCATTTATAGTTGATGACACATACATATTATTGAGGTTGTTGGTTTCTATGAATATCTGATCACCTGCATAGAGTGGGAATCCTATCTGTGTTGAAACTTGATTATTGAAACCTACGAATACAACTCCCGAGTTGCTCAAGTCACTCTTGAAATGAATTCCGCTTTCGAGGTTCAAACTACCCATCTGTGTTCCTCCAGATGGTGCTGCAATCCTACCAGATGTTCCACCTGTGGGTTGGGCTATCCTCTTGACATCTACATTTACCGCATTCACTCCATCTACCTGTGATGCAAGTTTATTGGGAGATGCTGAAGTCGCTTGAAAGATATTTTTGATGGCGGTGCTATCGGCAGCGACTGTGGTTGCGCTGGTGTTTATTGCACTTGAGTTCAAATCAAAAACTTGCAAGTATTTTAGGCCAGAAGGACCAGTAGTAAACTCAATATCATTTATCTTGTCTCTTACATCACCTGTGATTCCAATATAATCACCGCTTGCGCCAAGCACACGCGCTGTATTGACGCTGATGTCGTTCAGGTGAGTGAGTCCCATGCCCATGATGTTCACCGAACCAGTTACCGCAACTGGTACAGCATCTGATCCTGTATATCCTACGATTGGGATTGTCTTGGATAGACCAGTTGGATATGCAAGCGAGATGCCACTCATGGTGACATCACCGATGCTTAGACTTCCAACATCAGCCGTTACAGAAATAGAACCAGATGCAAGATAAACAGCCAAGGCACCGCTGGCATCAACAAGCATCGGCAACTTGGTGTCATAGTTGTTGATGTTTGTGAGGCCATGAGCGAATGTATTGACGGGCCATGCACCAGATAGACCAACGACGCGGACTGTGTCTTCTACATTTCCACTAATAGAAATATTTGCATTTAGAGTTGGAAAATCACCAGATGGGTCTGCTGATTTGGTGGCTCTTAGCAATCTGGTGGGGAATCCATCTGCTATACTTACAGAGTATGGAGAATCCACCGTATAGTCAATATTTACAGTATTCAATACAGACACACTGTCAGAACCATATGTCAATGAGCGGATGTCAAGGTCAACAGCGGTGACACCAATGGGCCATCCTCCTGAGTAACCGACGATGCGAACTGTGTCCTGTCCCGCAGCACCCGCTGTGGTTGGATCGCCAGCGGTCAATGCACGGATGCCTAGATTTGTTGCAGTGACACCGACAGGCCATGCACCCGAAAGGCCAACCACGCGGACAAAGTCTGCGCCAGGTGCAAGTCCCGTGCTTGGATCACCCGCAGTCAGGGAACGGATATCAAGATCCGATGCAGTCACCCCAACTGCCGTTGCTCCAGCAACTCCATAAACTGCAACATTTCCATTGATTCCAACCTTCAGACCAGCACCAATGGATGTTATGGATGTATTGACATTTGCACCAGAAGTCACTAGGTTTACTGGCAGACCAGTGCTGCTGTTTACCCGCATGGCTTCTCCAGTGTTTCCAAATGCAATCTTGACAACCTGAAAGTGTGCATCATCATAATAGTCTGTGGCTACAATTGCTCCACCCGTGCCTGGATTGATGGTCAAGTTGTCATCGTAGATGTCGGACATGTTTTGGGTTCCTTTTTGATTCTATTTGTCTTTCTTATTTATACTCCTTGACAGCACCATACATAAGGTACAATCTTCACCATGATAGACCCCACACAGATATCCACTCTCATTGAACGCATGGTTTCTAATAGGAAAATCTCCTATATGGAGGCTGTCCTTGAGGTCTGTGAGGAACATTCGGTAGATGCTTCGCTTGTTGCAAAGCATCTTTCCAAACCTATCATCGAAAACATTGAGAACGAGGCAAGGCAAATCAATCTTCTACCGCGGAAGAAATCATTGCCTTTTGCTTGACACACGCCGTACACGCTGTATACTCAGCACATAGTCAGATACTCAGTACACCTAGCACAAGGAGAAATACATGGCAAACGATTTCGCAAGTATGAAGAAGAATTCCAAGAATGCAAGCAATCTGCTTGCAAAGGAACTTGAGAAGGTCACGAAGGGTGGGGGTGAGAACTCCTACAAGGATGACCGCATGTGGCAACCAGAAGTGGACAAGACGGGAAATGGCTATGCGGTGATCCGCTTCCTTCCTGCTCCCCCAAGCGAAGATCTTCCTTGGGTTCGTGTCTTCAGCCACGGCTTTCAGTCAAAGGGGGGTTGGTACATTGAGAATTGTCCCACCACCATCGGACAGAAGTGTCCTGTCTGCGAAGCCAATAACGAACTTTGGAACAGTGGCAATGATGATGACAAGAACATCGCCCGTGACCGCAAGCGGAAGTTGTCATACATCAGCAACATTCTCGTCATTGATGACCCTGTGAATCCGTCCAACAACGGAAAGATCTTCCTCTATCGCTATGGCAAGAAGATCTTTGATAAGATCAACGACAAGATGAATCCGCAGTACAAGGACGAGGATCCCGTGAATCCATTCGACTTCTGGCAGGGTGCGAATTTCAAGATCAAGATTCGCAATGTTGATGGATATCGCAACTATGACAAGTCCGAGTTCTCTGCTGCATCTCCTCTCCTTGAGGGCGATGAGAAGGCTCTTGAGGCTCTGTGGCGCAAGGAGTACCCGCTACAGGACTTTGTCAAGCCAGATCAGTTCAAGCAGTATGGTGAACTAAAGACAAAGTTCCAATCTGTCATCAATGGTTCATCTACTGCAAAGGCAGAGAACATGGATCTTTCGGAGGATGAAGAGGAAACTCCTCAGAAGAAGTTCACCCCGAAGTTCCCTGCGGCTGAAGCGAAGTCACCTGGTCGGGAAGCAAAGCCAAAGAGCAAGACAGAGGATTCCGATGAGGATGATGATGCTCTTGACTACTTCAAGCGACTCGCAAACGAGTGATTTTTATACATATTGGTGTTCGCCCCAGTCTTCTCACTGAGTCGGCGTGGGGACAGTGCAAGCGTCGTTACGCTATTCACTGCGCGTCGGGAGGTAACTCACCCGAACAAGGAACTTCGCTACCGCTGCCTCTTGTCTAAACGCAAGAGGCAGTTTTTTTATCCACAAAGATCTCTTACCCTAAATACTGGCATGAAGAAAGACAAGCAACTCATTGAATCATTGAAGACCATACTTGCTTCTGACGATCAGTTGAAGAAAGAAAGAATCAAGTTGCTCATGGATATCGGATTCTTTGGGTTGACGGAGAAAGATAAAAAATCTTTGTTAAATCCAAAGATGCCAAAAAGGAAGAAATCAAATGGCACGAAAGAAGAAACTGACAGAGAAGCATGAGTCTGATTACTCGTTTGCTCGTCGTTGTGCCGATAGAATGAATCTTCCGTGGCAAGCAATAGTTTCTAATCAGAACTATGTTGACATCATAAGAGAAGCGCGTTACAATAACATGTCCGTTAGTGAGACTGTGGCCCACTTCAAGGAAGTGCTTTCCGAGAAGAAGGATGTAGATAAGAAGACCAAGGTTCGTACACCAGGTCAGATGATGGATATATCAAAGAGGAGCAGAGACTTTCCTACTCCTCCATGTGAAATGGACAAATGATTGAAGCAATATAACTACCAACCAATCCAACTCAACCTCCCCGAACTAAAAGTTCTTGAAACAAAGAACGGAAGAGTCTACATTACGCCATCGGGAAAGCATCTACCATCCGTCACCACGGTCACGGGATTCGAAGGCAAGGACGGAATTGAGATATGGAAAAGATCGAATCCACGCGAGGCACAGAGAGTTGTTGATCGCGGAAACCTCATTCACTCAATGATGGAACATCTCCTCAAGAACGAGGATGTTGCTCTTTGCGAACATTCTGCTGTTAATGAACTCTATGAAATGCTCAAGAGCCATGTTGAATCCAAGATCGACAATGTCTATGCACTTGAACAGCACATGTGGAGTGAGAGCGTGGGTCTTGCGGGTCGAGTGGACTGCATCTGCGACTACGATGGGAAACTATCAGTGGTTGACTTCAAGGGTTCCACTCGCGAGAAGTACGAGAGTGGGATCAAGAACTACTTTCAGCAAGCCACGGCATATTCCTTGATGTTTCAGGAACTCACGGGACGCAAGATCGAACAGGTTGTGATCCTGATTGCCTGTGAGACAGGAACTCTACAAGAATTTATAAAGAAGCCCACGGAGGGTGTCCCTGGGCTTCTTAGAGCGATTCAGTTGTACAAGCAGTGGTATCAGTTGAATCCAGTCACCGTCGAGTTGTGATTGACATAGCGAACCTTTACTGGTAGAATCTCGCCTGGTGCAAGGCTGACTCGTCTTGCTGCTGTGGCGGAATTGTCGCGCCATAGACGAATGTCTGCGGTGATGCCAGCGGTTGTTCCATTTAGAATACCACTTGCCCCGCCTGTCCATCCTCCAGTTGGGATATTGAATGATTCTGTGTACTGCATATTCATATAGAGATTCCTCCTAATCATATTTAGCATGGGGTCGATTTAGGAAATCCCGAAATCCAACCATATATAGATGTATAGGGTTTCTATTTACAAAGGAGAAACAAATGGCAGATTTTCTAGGTACGGCTTGGTGGAGTGTTCTAATGTTCGTTGCTGGTGCGCTCATCGGTGCGCCACTCTGGAAGTGGGTTTCGACCAAACTTCCTTGGAACAAGTGAACAACTGACCACAAGCAAGGATCAGGGATACGGTGGCAGCAATGCCACCGTTTTCTTTTATACATATTTTTATAAATTCACGGAGATTCAAATGAACCCATTCACGCGCAGAGACTCGTTGGCAGATGTAGCATCAAATACCTTGGACAAGAGTCGCAATCAGACCCTTATTGAGGCTCTTCTTGAGTCCACATACAACACAAACCACAGGTCTGCTATCGATGACCGCGCCTTGTTCTATGTCGAGAAGCCAGAGAATATGCAAGTCATCAATGCATTCATCAAGAGATTCGTATCTGGTACCCATCTTGATCCAAGCGACAGATTGAATCGCCTCTTTCTTCAGTTGCAGACAATCGGTCTTCATGTCGATGACGGAGACGAAAACTTCATGTTGAATGGAAGAGACGGAACATACAATGTGTATCAGTATGGAAGAAAGACAAGCGATCATCCAGTCACTGGTGATCAGTACATCGATGACGAGATCTTCCTCCGCTCTCGTATGCACGGCAAGTTGAAGATCAAGACATCGATGGTTCCTGGTGGACTCTACATGATCGATGCCGAACTTTATATGGCATCTTCAAAAGGCAAGCACGACTAATCCATCATGTGTGAAAAGCCTCTTTGTGATGAGGACTTCCTGTCCTTCGCCCTTCAACATTATGACAATCCTCAATGCGGCTCCCTTGAGGAGTTCTATGAGGATTTAGACAGGATCAAGTACATAAAGAGGCTGATGAATCGTGAAGATGGCGATCTTGGACAGAGAAACAGGTTGATACTGAATCATCTCATCATAATGACGAATGTGTTTGGAATAGAAGAGGGAAATAGAATACTCTTCTACAGAATGGAAGAGAAGTTTTACCCGAGATTGAAGACATTTCTATATTTTCTGAATGTTCTTCACCTTGAGATACCAGAAGCAGATCTAGCGGCCATTCCCATGGAACAGGGACTGCTGGAGGAACTGAGGAAAATATGAGCAAGAGTTACGAAAGATTCCTTGTTGAGAGCATCGAAGCCGAGGCACGGCTTCTTGTTGCAGAGGCAATGCTCGACCAAGACAAGATGGATATCCTTGAGATGTTCTTTGATGAAGAGGTTGCAAACACGGCCTCTGCTCCTGGTCTTGCCATGGTTTCGGATGGCGAGCCTGTCTCCCCCAAGTACAAGCAAAGAGAGTTTGGTAGAGGCATCTGGCGCAGGAAGCCAAAGCAAAAGTCCGATCTCATGGAGATGGCACTCAAGAGGAGCAAGAAAGCCACCACGGGACATCTTGAACATGTCGCGGACTATCTCTACCATGGTGATCCATCGGTTGCCATGAAGCACATGACTGCCATGCATCAGAGGTTCAAGGGCAAGATCACCAAGGGACATCAACCATCCCTCAAGGTCGATGGCGGTCACAGCATCGTGATAGGTCGCCATCATGATGGAACTCATTTTGTCCGCTCCAAGCACGGCAATGAGGATGCCACCTTCACAAGCGAGGAAGACATTCATAAGACAGGCAAGGAACACTATGTCCGTGACCTCATACCCGCTCTGCGTCATGTCAAGAAGATGAACATCGAGCCTGGTCATGCATTTCAGGCTGATCTCGTCCATCATACCGATACCAAATCGGAAACAGCAAAGCCAAATACGATCACCTACAAGACAAAGCCTGGTGCGACATTGACCATTGCCGCTCACTCGCAGTATAAACTTCCCAAGACAGGAACAAAGGCATGAAGAAAGTCTCAAGCCATCCAGATGTGAGTCAGATACAGGGTGAAGGAGTCCATGCTCCCGATCTTGCCATCAACAAGAAGATCAAGTTGTCCCTTGCAGCGAATCGCGACAGGCAGATCACCAAGCATCTTGCCGCCGCACAGAAGCACCTGACTCCAGAAGTGCATGAGTTCTCCCGTAGGCTTGCAAGTGGAGAAGGTGTTCACTCGCAGATGCATGACATGGTGAGGAACTACTCCAACACCGCAGCAAGGACAACGGGACTCCGCAGCGTCGAAGGGTTGAAGGCTCATGCAAAGAAGTGGGTTGACAGAACCACAAAGAGCGAGAAGGGTAGGGCAAAGAAACTCGGTGAACTGCACAAGGACATCGATGACAATGTCCACCACTTCAAGGCATTGTTCAAGGCACACCATCACATCGCTCAGGCAACTCACCACATGCTTGATGAGTTCCGTGGGCATGAGCATCAGTTCGACATAAAGACACATGATGGCGAGGAGCATGAGGGACTCGTATCCACGCTTGGCAAGGGTAAGAATGCCACACAGGTCAAGTTGGTTCGTCAGGGTCCGAAGGGATTCCCCAAGAAAAACTTTGAGAATCCAAGGTTCGCCAAGGGACAGCAGTCCGAACCAGTGAATGAGATGAAGTTGTCACTCGACATCACGAACACCTCGCTCACGGAGACACACTACATCATTCATGGCGTTGATGACATCACCATGGATCAGGTAGTTGATTTGATTCCCGTCGAGGAACTTGAGATGCTTGCCGAGGGTGCAAAGCGCAAGATCGTCATTCGTGGTGGAAAGAAGCGCATCGTCTTCAAGTGTCCAGAGGGACAGAAGTTGGCAAAGCGTGGTGGCAAGGCTTGCATCAAGATGGGTGGGGCTGAGAAAGCCAAGAGGTCAAGACAAGCAAAGAAGTCTGCTCGCAAGTCCAAGAAGAAGAGAGCAGCAGCAAACCGCAAGAGAGCAAAGTCTTTGAAGAAAAGAAAGTCGATGGTGCGATGATATGAACAACATGATGATGCGAGTGGCCGCGATATTTACACTTGGAGTCATGATGATGGGTGTCAAGTGTACATCTACACCATCTACACCAAAGATAGAGAAGCCAACCACACCAGTTGCAACAACCGTGTATCAAAACATTGAGAAGGTTGAGACTGCTACTGAGAACATTGCTGCCGAAACAGAGCAAATCAAGCAATCTGCGGTTGCTATAAGTGAATCAGCAACGATCATCAAGGACAGCACGGATGAGCCAAAGATAACCGAAGAGGCATCTAAGATCGTTGTCGAGAGCAACAAGGTCGAGAATGCAACCATCTCAATACAGAAAGAAACAGAGATGGTCAAGCAAGAGATAGTGGCAGAGAAGACTCAGCCATTGCTTAATCAGATCCAAGAACTTGAAAAAACCAACAGCGATTGGAAGAAGAAATACGATGATCTTGTGGCTGCTTCCACAGCAGAGATTCAGAAGATCGTTCGCATCTTCTGGATGGTTGGCTTTGCCATGATCGTCGCTGGCATGATCGTCGCATACTTCCACAGAATAATCGGTGGTATGATTCTATGCGCTGGATTCGTATCTGTTGGTCTTGCTGCCGCAAATCAATACTACTATCAGGAGATCGCAACCGTTGGTCTTGTGGTCTTCATCATAGGATTCCTTGTATCCGCTGGCTCAGTTGGATATCTCATCTTCCGCTCCAAGAAGACAGAGGAAGCAGTTGCCGACAATGTGCAGTTGCTTGAGAGCATCAAGACCGAGGTTCCCGAAGAGGTCAAGAACAAGATCTTCGGTGATGATGGTATTGCTCGTAAGGTTCAGAAGGCATCGACTCAGAAGATCGTCAAGGAGATTAGATCCAAACTCGTCAAATAGACGATAGGATCAACTCGCCGTGCATCTTCTTGCAGATGTAGTAGGCATCAACGATATCAGACACGGGGGATGCAACATCTCTCTTGTCGGGTGTCATGATGGCCTTGAGGTCGATTCCCGTTTCCTTTAGAAATGCCTCATGCATAGCGGTCTTGTCAGCATTGCCCTTGCCACTACCGAACTTCTTCACTTCTGTTGGTGGTATGATAGTCACGGGAATGCCTTCACTGAACAACTTGTACTTTAGGACTCCCGTGTTCTCAGCGATGTGGAAGACCTTTCCCGTGGCTGAGTATGCATATCCCTCAAGTGCGACTTGCTTGACATTCTTGAGGATATCCACAGCCCAATCAGCGATGCTCTGATACCGCTCCATGTCTTGTTCCCACTCAGAGAACAACTCTCCGTGGATGTTTCCAAGAAAAACCTTTGCATACTTCTTGGTATCTGTCAGGAAGTAGAAGCAGCAGTCATCGAACGAGAACTTTGCACCACCTTCAAAGACGCAGATGCAAGGACCACACAACGAGTAGTCGATTCCCGCGATGATGTGTAGTTCATGACCCATGCAAATATTTAGGTTATTTGAATACAGGTTGGAATCCAAGTGAGTCGGCCATTCCTCGCTTTGCCAAACGAGTTGATAGACTATTCTTTGAACGCAAGTAACCATCTATGTTGTTCAATTCTTTCATTCCATAATATTTCCATTTTGGAAAATTGGAAGAATCAATGGTGAACTCAACATAGTTTATGATGCCACCAATAGCATCTGAAAAAATCCCATCAAGTTCGAGTTTATCTGATTTTTGTGATATCTTTTGCAGATATCTTTCTACTGCAACGCAGATATATCCAACAATCAATGAATCCTTGTTTGAATGAGTAACTACTTTTCCTTTGTTGTTTATGAAGTGATTCAGTGATTTTTCTGCCTCTACTATTGGCTTTAGAGACTGAACTTCTTTGTCATTTAGCACAGTATCAACAGACTTTCCTAGTAATGTCTTTGCTGTTCCGCCCGAAGACAAAGTATCCACAAGTTTTTGTAGAGTTGTGGTAGGAGTATAGTTGGTAATTACTTTCTTCTGAGTGAGTAATATGGCACCACTCAATGGACCAACTGAAGTGCTTGAGTCTGCAATAACCTCAAGTAATTGTTCTTCCACAGACCCCTTCCAGTTTTTTTCGTTTATACCATTTCTTTCACGAAGAACACTGAGTATGTCTTTTGCTTTTACTGTGTTGGTAGTGGTGCCAGACTTTGCCGATATTCTCATCGAACGCATAGCAGAGTTTGCTTCGTTTAGTTTTTTCTTTGTACTTTGTCTAGCATGTGCTGTTTTTTTACCATCGCTACCAACGATACGAACTTCATAATCAGTCAATGGAGTATTTGCCGCAGATGGATGAAACACAAAACATTTCTTGGGATTTGGCGTATCACCAAATACATTGTTCTGCGTTGACCAAATAGGACCAACAACTTCAGCAAAGTATTTTTGTATATTGTTTTTTTGTGCGGTGCTGAGTTTAGTTGCATCGCAGACTTTTTTAAGATCTGCATTGCTTATCTCGCCATTGGCATGTTCAACAAGTGACATCATGTATCTTACAGGATGATCTTTGCTTGATAGTTTATTCACTACAGACTTAACAGTTTTTACATACTGCTCAAATGCGATTTCTTTACCAGAAAATCCAAAGTCTTTTGGTTTGTATTCAAATGCCATTACTCACCTCAAGTATTATGGTGATCGTTTCTTTTTTCTAGTAGTTGTCTTTTTCTTCTTTCTGCCACTTGAGAATCGCATCTTTGACATTGGTCTTGCATCTTCTCCACCAATATCCATGAGTTTGTTTCCAGCCATGTGGGCTAGTTCTCTTGTGAATATCTTTCTTGTGGTGGAGATGCTTCCCTTGTCCCTGATTGGGCTACTTGAATAGGCATGGCAGAGTCTACCAGCGCATCTACTTGCAAACTTACCCAATCGACCCGCAAAGTCAAGCACACCTTCGCTGAGTTCCTTTGCCCCACCGACAACTTCTGCACCAGGAATGGTTGCTATTGCAGTCTTCTTGGCATCGGCTTGGTTCAATGCCTGTACAGTGATCTTGCGAGGAGTCCTTCCCTTCTCGCCCTTGAGCCTGTACTTGACGAGATATGTTTTCTCGTTGGATGATGACTTCTCTTTTGATTCTTTATCTTTCTTTTCGGCCATGGTTCATCCTAGCATTGGTCTGTCGCCGCTGTTCAACTTGGACAGATCTATTTTTTGGTTCGTTGCGGGGCGGAAGGAGTTGATTGTAGGCTCTTCCTTGGGTGCCTCCATCTGAGGCATCTGCTGTCTTGGTTGGTTTGAGAATCTTTCTCTGCCCTTGAGGGCATGGGAGCCTTCCTCATTTCATTCACAACCTTCTTGGGCTGTGGCTGTTCCTTGGGCATGGGATCGTGTGTGCGGACTGAGATTGTTTCTCTTGGCACATCGAACTTGCGCTCTATTGATTCTGAAAGTTTCTTGAAGGTAGTGTTCTCTGGCAACCTTGAGGCACCGAGACGCTTGATGTTGTCATCTGATGAAAACTTGTATTTCATGGCTTCAAAGGTTTCCTCGTCTTCGAAGATGTGAAGAACTGAACTGTTGTCCGAATAAAGAGTGAATAATGAGAACTTGCCAGACAAGTCCGTATCATGACTCTCCATGAGAACTCTAGTGATGCTTGATGTTAAAGAATCGGCCATTCCAAGATAATCCTCCATGATGTATTTATGAAATAACAGGGGAGAGGTTTTACCCTCTCCCCTTGTGACTAAGTTTAACTAAGTTTGATTATTCGCCAAGAAGATCAGCGAGTTCTTCGGACATCTCGCCAGTCTCTGCGAAGTGAGCAAGGATCTCTGCGAGTCCTTCTTCCCCGTAGAGTTCAAGACCTTCTGCGAGGATCTCGTCAAGGATGTCCCATTCTTCAGACATTGCTCCTATGCCACCAACTCCAACTGTTGGAGCCTTTGGTGCTGGCTTTGCCGTTGTAGTTGTACCTGGTCTACGGTTTGATAGGAGGTTTCCTCTTGGGGCAGCACCAGCAACTCCCTTAGAAACAGATGGAGTTGAACCCGATGGCTTTCCTGAATTCTGCATTGAGTTTAGGATCTGTGCAAGTTCAGATGCATTGTTTGCAGTGCGGCCACCAATATTGATCGGCCACTCGTTTAGTTGAGCCTCTGCAAGGATATCAAGTGCTTCTTGAACATCAGCAACGGAAACGGTTGGCTTCTTTGCTGCTGGCTTAGATGAACTCGTTGATCCTGGCTTGCGACTTGAGAGTGGATTGTTTCGTGACTTCATGCCACCCTTTGATGCACCCGTCGAAACAGATGGCCCATCATTCTGCATTTGATTTAGGATACGGGCAAGATCTTCTGCATTCTTTGCACCGTAGACACCAGAGCCACCCCACCCAGAAGATGATGCTGCTGCACGCTGTGTGTTTGAGCCACCTCTTCCAGATACGCTGGAGAGGTTCTTTGCTGCCGATCCCTTCGCAACACCCATTGCTGTGTCAGCAACGCCGACTGATGGGCCTTGCTTTCCACTTCCTTGCTGTGATGCAAGCCATTGTGCAAGTTCAGTTGCGTTCATTGCTCCACCGATTGCCGATGAACCCCATTGGAGATTCGATGGCTTGGATGATGCAGTCGAGGAAGTTCTTCCGCCTCTTACACGGGCTGCACCCTTTGATGCACCCACTGATGGTGCAGAGACAGCCTCATTGACTGACTCTACGAGTGACTTGTATGCGTCTCTATTGATTGCCATTTTCTTACCTTTCGTAGTTTCGAAACTATGTGAGTGCGCTGATAGGTTCTAGAATATCAGTGCGTGTTTGAATATTTAGTATTTTCTACCATTGCACCCATCAAGGTTCTTCTTGCGGTTCAATGCCTTGATGTACAACTGATGCTTTAGTTCCCGAATGCGTGGTCTTGCGGGTGTCTTCACTTTTGCCATGATCTATCTCCTTTTATTACTTTCCCTTTAGTCTACCGTATCTCTTTTCGTAGTTGTAACGCGCTCTCAGGCCAGCCTTCTTGATCTCGGGAGTAATTATGTCATTATAACCAAAATCTCCGTGACGAGCATCCATGCGGAACTTGGCCTGTGCCTGTTGACGCTCTCTCTTTGCTCCCTTATCGGTTTCCCTGCCAAACAACTCTGCCGTGCGAACCTTCGTGCGGAAACGGGAGATTGCATTGTCATGCTGTGTGGCTAGTTTTCCTGCCTTGAGAGTATACTTGCCCTTCTTGGAAAGGCGGCTTCCCGCACCCCTTACTGTCTCTTGTGTTGCTTCACCACGACGAGCCATACTTGCCTTGTACGAGTCTCCAATGCACCGACTGCTCCTCTACCATCGGAGAGTTGCTTGTCCTTGAACCTCTTCTTCTTGAAGGATCTCTCCATGTAGTCCTTCAGATGCTCTGGAACTCTCTTATTTCCCTTGACATACTTGCGGATGATACGCATACGCTTGGCGGATACTGCTTCATCCAAATCAGTTTCTTCATTGAATGCTTTGTTCCACTGTGAATCGCGTTCCGTCGAAGTGCTTGGTCGTGGAGCCATTGCTCCGCTTGATTGGAGTCTCTTTGTTGCTTTCTTAACAAAACCACGCTTCTCTGGACCTCGTAGGATTGCCTTGTTCCTTGCCCTGCTAATAAGGGCATCAGTCAATTCATCCAACTGTTCTTCTTCATCCAAACCCAACTTGTTTTCCTGCTTGGCAAGGTTCCATGAGTGTCCGTACATGACTTCCTTCCAACGCTTGCCGTATTGCTTCTTGAAGGATGCCTTGACCTTGGGATCGGATGCCCAATCCTCATAGCCAGGTGCTGCCTTCTCTGCAAGTTCGATGTCCTCATTGGTGAGTTTTGGATAAGGCTTTGATCTATAATCACTCAATTTCTTCTTTGGCTTTACTGGCTTTGGTTCTGGCTTTACTGGCTTTGGTTCTGGTACATAAGTCGTTGGATAAGCCTCATCCATCTTGGCCTTTTTCTTCTTGGAGGTTGGCTTCTCTTCCTCTTCGCCTTCATCCTCCATCTCGTCCTCGTCTTCTTCCTCTTCGCCTTCATCTTCCATTTCCTTGGAAGCGATCTGACGAGCCTTCTCGGTCAACGAGTTGAGAAAGCCTTCCTGTAGCATCTGTGCGCGTTCCTTATCGATTGGATCGACCACGGATGCGATTGTTTCTGATAGTGATTTAAGATCTCTAGTCTTCATTGCCAAGTGTATCTACTACTCTTCTTCCGATGTTGCGAAGCCTGTTTTTTGCTTTCACAATCTTGCGCTTGATCTTCTTGCCAACCTTAGTTGCTTCGAAGATCTTCTTGCCCTTGGCACTTGCCTTGTTCATTGCATCCTTGGAGAACTTCGAATATGCCTTGTCCGCTGCCTTTGTGGTTGGCTTGTCTGTGAAGAACGCACGAACGGTCTGCTTTGGCGCACCGCCACGACGAAGACGGCTTGCGCTCACCTTGGAGAGTTCCTTATCATAGGCAGCATCAAGTTCCTTCGTGGTTCCCTGTTGCCCAAATCGCGCAGAGCGAAGCCTACGCATCCTCTTAACGCCTTCAGTCATAGGAAACAATCTCTGAGTCTTTCCACTACGGCTTGCAGCGCGTGAACGAATGCCGATCTGCTGATAGTATCTCTTGCGATCTTCTGCACTCATTGAGCGAAGTCTCTTCTGAAGTTTGCCACCATATGGTTGAATCTCACCCTTGCTGTACATATCATAAGGATCTAGACCAGGTGGTAGTTTTGGCTTTGCTCTTCCCATGCGACCTCTGTTTGGGTCATTGGTTGATACGGCCTCGTTCGTTGACTTGCTTGCTTTTCTATTATAATTGGCAATCGCTTTATCTAAGTGTTTAGCCCTCTTGTTTGCAAATCTATACTTTGCCATATCAACTTCGTGGTCTATGCCATATTCATTGGCTAGTCCCCTCTTAACTGCCTCTGGAGAAGCACCACCGCGACGCATGATGGCAGCATCGTGCTTCTTTCTTGCAAGTTCAAGTGCGCCTGTATCAGTTCCAACCTTGTGCTTACCATATACCTTTAGATACTTGGAGCGTGTGGCCTCATCAAGTTCTTCTGCCTCCAACTCCTTGAGTCGTTCTGCTGAGATGAATATCTTCTTCTCCTCGGCCTTGCCTTGAGGAGTGATGGACTTGAGATGTTGTAGAAACTGATTGTTCATTTACTTGGCCTTTCCTTTTGCTGCTTTTGCTGCCGATGCTGCGCGATACTTTAAAACTGTTTTTGGCGCGCGATCAGCACCAGACTTGATTCTCCATGTTCCTGTCTCATCACCTTGAGCGGGACTCACGGTCTTTGATGGAATGCTTGGAGCCAATCCAGCCCTCATGCGTTCGCGAGAAATCTGCACACGGTCACGCAACTGCTGACCCTTTGAAAGTTTTAGTTTATTCATAGTTCTCTTATGAAGTGCTTCATCACCAGCCATTGTTGTTGGCTTTGGGGTGGATTTCAAAGAAGCGGCCTTTTTTGTCAATGCCTTTACGATGCGCTGATAACGAGCAAGACCGCGTGATCCTTCTGTGAGTTCGTTGTATCTGCGGAGCAAACCTTCAGTAATGGATTCAGACATTTGTGATTCTGCATCCTTTTTGTTCTGCATCCAAAACTCTGCATCCTTCTTGTTGCCGCGCTTCATTGCCTTGACAATCTCTCTCTTTGAACCTTTGACAGCCTTCTTTAGTTGGTTCTTTGAGTGAACATAAGAACCTTCAGCAATGGATTCAGACATTTGTGACTCTGCGTCCTTCTTGTTCTGCATCCAAAACTCAGCATCTTTCTTGTTGCCGCGCTTGAGTGCCTTGACAATCTCTCTCTTTGAACCCTTGACGGCTTTCTTGAGTTGCTTCTTTGAGTGAACATAGGAACCTTCATCAAGAGTTGGATGATCGAACATCCCATCGGTGTCCTCATTGAGTGCTTTCTTGAGGTAAAGTTGCTGCTGAATGTTTGGAATGCTCATTTTGTTTCTCCTGTTTTGGTACTTTTATATTTAGTCTTTTTTATGGGTCTGATCACAAGACGCGATCCTATCACATTTTCATGCTCTGCGGCATGATGCTTCGATGGAGGAAGAGGCTTTGGAATATCTTTGTTGGATGATGACATTCCACCTTTGACATCTGTTGCCCATATCTTCTTATCGGGTAGATCGTGTGCAGGAACCTCTGCCTGTCCTCTCATCTTATGAAAGACCTGACCCTTCATCTTTGGATTCTTGCGAAGTCTATTCCATATGGATGCACCACCAGGACTCTGTAGACTGCTGCTGTGTAGGTTTCCCTTCTTCTTTGCAAGGTGCTTATATGCAAGCACGGCAAGGGATTTTCCTATTACTTTCTGTGTGTGATCTCCATGAACATCTGTGTGAATGACCGTGTGGTCGTTGCCAGATGTGCGAGTCGAAACTTCACCCGCAACATGTCCTGTTGCATCATGCACGATATGGTGATCTTCAAATTCGGGATGTGTTGCATCAACCGATGTGTAGAGAGTGTATCCCTTTGCAATCTTACCAGATCTCTTTGGCTTCAACCCTTTGTGTGCGACCATCTTCTCAAAGTTTCGTGGACTCAGTCCACCGCTCTTCGGCTTTACAAGAATATCAGCCATCTCAATGTCTTCCGATACAACAGCGGGCTTCTTCTTGCGCTTCTTACCAGCAAGAATCAATGTCCTCTTGAAGTCGGGATCAACTCCATACTCTGGTTCTACCTTTGATGGATTATCTCTTCCGCCACTCCAACTTCTGCTGAACTGGTGCCAAATGTGTCTCTCTGGTCTTCTATATGCGCGAGTCTGAAATGCATGTTTTTGCTTCGTGTCTACCTTGTCATCATCATGGATCATCATGTGCTTCTTGAGTTCACGATCATTACGCATTGTGTTCCACACATGCGCTCCACCGTGGCTCTGTACTGAATCAGATTGAATGGCATGTCCTCTTCTATGAAGATGTCTGTACATTTCAACGGGCAAAGATGCTCCGACCTTCTTGCTGCCGTGTTCGGGATGCATCTCAAGATGAGATACCTTCAGTGCCTTGCCTTTTGACCCAAACACAACGCCCTTCTTCGGATGAAGTTTGCCACCCCAAGCGTGCATTTCTCCAGCGATATCTCCGCTTGCCTTGTGTACTATCGTGAACTTGTGCTTCACAATCCTTTGTGGTCCACTCGGTCTGTTGTTGTCCATCTCGACGGAGTGCTGATGAAGTTCGTAACCAGGATGAATCTCTCCATGATTCTTTCGAGTCACAACCTTGTCGGATGAGTAGGTCTTCGTTCCATAGTCCTTGTGGACAACCTCTGCTTTCCTTGGCTTCCCTGCATCTCTATCTCTAGTTACGGGAATCAGTTCGATGTCCTCCGAAACAAACTCAGCGAAGGACATGTAGCCTTCTTTCACCACCTTCTTCTTTGGCTTTGCTATCTTCGATTGTGCGGACTTGATCATGCCGAAGTACTTTGGCTTATTCATGTGCTTTGGCATGAGTTCATGTGCTAGTTCTGTATCACCAGATGCAACCGCCTTGCGAAGACGACCAGCCTTTGCAACGCTGATGTCTCCCTTCCTCAATCTACTCAACACCTCATGTCGTGGCATCTCTCCTTCGTGTCTCTCTCCACCAAGTTGATGGAAGTCCACCCTGACCTTGTGGATCTTTCCCGTCTTGTCCTCAATGCCACCCTTTTTTGCAATGCTGCCCTCTATTTCCCTTTTCAACTTGCCTTTCATCTGATCGGAGCCAAGACCAACCGTGATGTGCTTGTGACCCCTCTGCGCGAGGTGTGCAAGTTGCCTGAATGGATCTCTTTGCTCCGATCCCATCGCACGGAACTTCAACCCTTTGTGTTCCTTTGCGAGTTCTCTGTGACCAGCACGGACAATGGATCTCTTCTGTGCGTGTGTCAATGGATCGTCGTGCGTCTGCTTTGCCGCACCACCGATGCCATGGTAGAAGTGCGTATGACCTGTACCTTTAGCATGTTCAGCGGCTTGTCGTGCAACCTCATGGTGTCCAACCGTGTATGGACTGAACGATCCAGCAAGGAGAAATGCCTTGCCCTTATTGGGTGCGGATGCTTCTTCTATCTTGGTTATTGTAATGGTATTCATATGTGATATTTAGGAAAACAACAAGGAGAGGGGTTAGCCTCTCCTGTCTGCGCTTGACTGGGTTATTCATCATCAATGGTGGATATGTACCACCATTCTGATACATCAAATCCACCAATCAATCCATCTATGGTGTGAGGCTTGGTATCAGCGGACTTTCTTTCGAATCCTGAATGCGGTGGATCCTTCATGACTTGATGGATCAATGAGTGGATCATCATCATGTTTCCTTGCATCCTTGGTGCCAAGTTGATCGGTCGTGAACTTTCTTTTTGTGGACTTTGCGAGATTTGAGATTGGGAACTTTACCACATGGATGTTTTCGTAGTCTCTTTCATCCACCTCGCGCTTGCGTCGATTCACTGCATGAAGCGTCTGATCCTTCCAATAGCGCACACCTTGATGATTGGTCACGAATGCATGACCTTGGGTGTATTCCTTGTTGCCTGGGTAGTTGGTGCGACCCTTTGGACTGCGTGGCTTCAGACCATGCTTGACAATCTTTGCTGCCCTTGCTGCCGTTGTGACATGGTAGACATACTTCTGCTTCTCTGAGTTCGGCATCTCATCAAAATCATGAGCATATGACCAATTCTCGGAAAGATTCTTTATTTCCATTGCCTCTGCAATGAACTGTTCGTAGGTCTTCATCTCTTATTCCTCATAGAAGCCAGCATTGTTGCCGCCATAGGTGCGAATCAACCTACCCGCGAGTGCATTGGCTTCATCCTCGCATGGTGATCCCGTCTCTCCGTCGAGTTCATCGCCATTCTCATCCTGCATCTGATGCACCAACTCATGTGCAATGGATCTGCAAATGTCAAATGTGGCTCTGTTGCCACACAATACCTTGATGCTCTTGTCCTCGGGGCAATAGGATGCCGTGGTCATGCCATTCTCACGCGACTGCAACAACCTGATGCTTGGAGTGGTCTGCAAGCCAAGTTCCTGTGCAGCGAACTGCACGAAGTCATTGATCGTGTTCTCATTCTGCTCTGAAATGAACTGCATGAAGGACTTCATTTCTTCCCCTTGGACATGTGCCACATCGTGTGCTGATAGGCATTGTGAATGGCATCATTCATGGTCTTGTGTGTTCCATGGATCACGGGAAGACCGACATCCTTACCATTCACGCGGATGTTCCCCGCCTGATACCCCCAACCACCCATGCGGTTCCATGCCTTGGTCACATGACCGACCACACCACGATGAGAGAACATGGATGTGTTGTCATCAATCTTGCGGATGTTTGCAGAATGACCAGACTGCTTAATCTTCACAAGTCTTTCTGAACTTTCGGAAATGAACTGATTGAATGATTTCATCTAACTCATCTTCGCTTTCGTCTTGGCTTCCTTGAGATGAAGTCTGTCACGGCTTGGTCAAGATTCTTTCCAATTCGTCTTGCATTTCCACCCATCTTGCGGGTGTGTCTTTCATCCGCAACCTTGTACTCGCTGTATGGGATTTCGCCCTTGCCCCACCTCTTGGAAGCATATGCAAGTTTTCTACCCGCCCTCTTTGGCATCCCCTTGAGGTTCTGTCCAATGTCGGGTGCTGCCTCTGCTACACTTGGAGGAGGATTTGAAGGAAGCCTATCTCTCAACTGCCTCTGTCCTTCAAAATAGCGAATATCTCTTGATCCTCTTGGCTCAAGAGCATCTATTTCATTACCAGGATTTACTTTCCTTCTCCAAAAAAGATTTGGTCTTCCATCAGATGGCTTTCTAGTTCTACTACCTTGCCAAAATGGATTGTCGCTTGGAGGAAGATTGTCTATCTCTTGTGCGGCTTCGTACATGTCATCCTTGGTCTTGTACTTTGGATCGACATCGCGGATCACATCATCGGGAATCTTTTTACCAAGTTTCTTGTGACCCCTAGCAACAAGACGAGCAATCATGCTCTTGGTTGATTCTTCATTTTCTTCTTTCTTTTTCTCCTCTTCAGATATCGAATTTGGAGTATTGGAAAGGTAGTCTTTCACTGAAGAAATGTAATCTGCTGATTTCGTAATCTTGGACTGAACCCATCCCTCAAGTTGAGAATCAGACTTTAGCATCGACATGATGTCATTAGCATTTGCAATAATAGACTTGAGTTCACCCATTGCCATTCCACCCTCATCATCCACATGCTTCTCCTCATTCATGTCACCATGGAAGGTATGGAATGACATCTGGATGACATGGGACGAGTCATGGATGTTTTGGGCAAATGGCTTGACCTTGTGCTTCTTCAGGATGCCGACGATGGACTTGTGAAGTGGAAGGGTCTTCTTGGTGGCAATGTCTCGGTATCCCGCTCCACCCGTATGGGCAAGTTCCTTCCCGTGCTTTGCCTTGAGTTCCGCAATCGCTGGCTTGGGAAGATCAGTTAGCCAATCCTCCATGGCACCCTTGTAGGCACCCTCATAGACCATAGAAGGATTCTTCTTCATCTTACCAACGAACTTCCTCCTTCCACCCTGAGTCTCATTCTTCTCACCAGGACTGTAGGTGAGCATGTAAAGATTTGGGACTGCGGGAATGGCATCTTGGACATACTTGGGGGCTTCATTAATATCACTTGCAGGAACAAAGATGCATGTATCTTTGGCTTTTCCTTGAGGTGTGATTGAGTTTAGGTGGTTTAGGAATAGGTTGTTCATCTTTTCTCTCTTTGTCAAGTTTCTGTATTATCTTTTAATTCTAACGGCGTAATGCATCTCGTACTGTATCACCGAATTTTCTCAGTCGGTCACGGAGTATTCTTTCCCCACGATAACGCCTCATACCTTCCTGCCTTCTTTCCTCCGCTCTTTCTTGTGGAGTCATCATTGGTGGTGGTGGTTTTCCAATGTCTATTGGTGGAACGCGTGGTAAGCCTGGATCCACTCCTGTGGGTGGAACGGGCATCCAGACATCATGCATGTGTTTCTTAGGATTGAACTTATCTCTTGCAGGATCAAATGGGTATACGGGGTCCACTGGCTGCATATATTTGTACTCATCCAACTGTTCGATGGCTTCAGATAGGATTGCTCTTGCTGCTTCGTATCTCATTTTTGCTTCTTTCTTATCATGCTAGGCTATCCACATTATCTGAATCGCGGTTGACTTTGATATGGTCTTTGGTTTAATCCATCTCGCACTTGATCACGGAATCTTCTCAACCTTTCACGATCACGCTGTAGATTATTGCGTCTTCGTTCGATTTCAATAGGATCTAATGGACCACGCAGACCACCCGCATCATTGGGATACTTTACACCTGGAACTCTTGGTTGCCCACCTATGGGTGGGCGGGGAATTCTTGAAGGTCTTTCTGGTCTGCTCTCAGGTGGGGGTAGAGGTCTATGTGGTTCTGTCCACGGGAATATTGCAGGTTTTATAAGATCACCATCGGGGCTATAAACAGGTGGACGAATTTCAAGAGGCTTGCCTGGTTGCCACCCCCAAGGTTTGCGGTTAAAAGGATTGCCATACTCTGGATCTGGATCTCTTGGTCTTGGAGTTTGTGGACTGTCCTCAAAATCTGGTCTAAAAACTGGTGGAAGTTTTTGTTGAGGGTTGGCTGGAGGGTATACAACTGGTTCCGATGGATCTGGTCTTAACGGTCGATACTGCGGTCCCCATATGCCTGGGCTAGATGGTTTTTTTGATCCTCCACGCGAGCGTTCAAATGTGCTATCACCTGGGTCTACAAGTCTTTGTAGGAGTTCTTTCTCATCCAACTGTTCGATGGCTTCAGATAGGATTGCTCTTGCTGTCTAGTTTGGTGAGGAGGCTCAGAAGGGCGGCTATATGGATTATTCCAACCCGCACCAGGTCCAGAAGGTGCCACATAAGGTCTTTGATATGGTTTCTGGTTTAATCCATCCTGTATTTTTTTGCGAAAGTCTCTTAATCGATCCCTCTGTCGCGTATCATTATAGTCTTTGCGCTTTGCTCTATCTTGTTCATCCTGTAGTCGTTCCTTTGGACTCCTTAGTGGTGGTGGTGGCTTGCGTAGATCTATTGGGGGAGGTGGCGCATCACCAGGATAGGCTGGTAACGGAAACCACTTCGATGGTCCAAATGGCTCATCATTCGTCGGGTACCAATGATAAGGAGAAGACGGGTCATCTCGCGGATAAAACTTTGTTGAGCCTCCTTGTTGTCCTGGAGATATTTGTCTCTGTAAAAGTTTTGTCTCATCAAGTTGTTCGATTGCTTCTGATAGGATTGCTCTTGCTTCTGTGTATCTCATTTTATGCCATTTTCTTATTGAAGTTTCTGTATTTGAGTGGTATTTCTACCTTTAGAAAGACATTTATATGTAGAAAAAATATGGATTGACCGTGTGATCAGCCATTACCCCATACGGTGCCACGACGAGATGCGGCTTGGTCGAGGTTCTCCCGATACCGCTTCGGAACACCCTTTGATACCTTTTTCATGACCTCTTTGAAATCTGCACCAGGGGTAAGATTCATATCCACGGCTGCTGCGGGAGATCCGATGAAGTCACGACGGACACCACCAGATTTCTTGCAATGGGGGCATGGGGATGAACAAGGAGCATCGCGGTCGGCAATGGTTCTGAATGATTCGAAAAGATGTTCGCACTTGTCACACTTGAAGTCATAGGTTGGCATAATGAAATCTCCTAAAGGGGTATCAGATATCTATTTCGTTTGATCGAAGCCATGCAATGTAGGAACGAGAGCGTTTACGAATTCCTGAGAAGTTCAATGGAAGATTCCATGAGCGCATGAGGGAAATCATTTCCTTCTCTGTACGCTCCTCAAGAAGCACATAGCGGGATCCTTCGATGTGATCCCCACTGCCCTTGAGCCAGTCCCTGTCACCGTTCTTCCATTGGATGAAATGGCAATACTCATGGACTAGGTTTGTGAGTATCGTAATGGGTTTCCTATTGCCTGTACCAATGCGAATAGAACCCCATCTATTGGACGCGGGTTCATGGAAGTAGGCTGCTGTGGTGGTGGTCTTGCTGAACCTTACATTGCGGTTCTTTGAGAACTTCAAGTGGATTCTGTGGTTCTTCAGGTCTTCCTTTATGAACTTCAGGAAGTCCTTCACCTCGGGGGATGTTCTACTGAGTGTACGAATCATCAGAGTCCTCCTTCGGTATCTATGAGTTTCGACTAGAAAAAACCCGTGCTTTTTAAGGCACGGGGAGGAAGGGGATATGGTTCATGAAATCGGGATTGTTCTTCTCGTCCCTAGTCATGTACTTGTAGATTGCCCTGCCGATCTTGATGTCGTACCAGGTTTCGGCATCGATGACCCAGCCGTTTTCGCGACCTTCGGCTTCGGGGGGATTGATGCTGAACGACTCCACATACCTGTTCTCGTTGGCATTGAAGTAACTGCGAATCCTCACAATGTCCTTCCCATCCTGCACCTCAAAGGTCATCAGGCTGTTGTACTGACCTCCCTGAATCCTGTGGGTGGTGATGGTGGTGAAGTTGGCGGTCTTGTTCTGGTTCATTGTGGTGTTCTCTCCTTTGGGAAGTTTGAGTTTTGACTTAGGCCACGATGTCCATCAGGCGATTGATGAAGACGCGGTTCGCACTGTCACGCTTGGTGGCAGCAACGAGTTCGCGGGTCAGGGCAACCTTGCGGTTCTTCATGTTGTCCAACTTCTTCTGCTCCTTGCGCTGTGCGTACTCCGTGTTCATGCGGCTGACGATCTGCACGAAGAAGTACTGGCTGTATGCACCGTAGGGGAGCGAGATGCACTTGTCATCTTCGAACTTCTCAACCAACTTCTGCTCAAATTCACGACGAGCCTGGTAGTCCATCTTCTTGTTCTGGGCATAGCAAGCCGAAGAGAAGGTGCTGCAATAGGAGAGGCGACCCGCCATCATCACGCCCACGATGTCCACATTGGTCGCATCCTTGAACATCTGCACCACGATCTCATGGGTGTTGCGGTGTCCACCACCATCGTCCGCAGCATAGCGACGGCCATTCGAAGCATCGACCATCACACGCGCAACCTTGCGGGTCGGGTTGGCATCGCGGAGAGCATTGCTGCTGACCGCATTGATGATGCTCATGCCCTCGCCATCGCTGAGGCTGATGAAAGTCACCTTGGTGTTGCTGGACTTTCGGAAGTTGTTGACGATGTCGCGCATGGCAAGGATCGACTCATCAAGCGGGGTGTCGCCAAGAGCAAGGCTTTGCGGGTTCGTGAGCGAGACATAGCCACCGCCAACCATCTGCGAGAGGACGAGAAGGCGACCCATGGTCCGCGCAAAGTCCTTGTTGCCCATGTTGGCATGGTAGACCTGAATCAGGCTGAACGCCTTGTAGACCGCAGCAGTCTTTCCCGCAGTGCCAGAGGGAAGACCACAGACCGCATCGGTAAATGCAAAGCACTCGTCGTGCAGATTCCAATTCACACCCTCAACGACCGCACCCCAACGAGCGCAGTTTTGGCGGCTGATGAGTTCGCCGTCCCTGTTCTTCCTGCCGTTGAGGTTCGGATTGTTCTTCGTGAACAATTCGTCAGCGATCTTGCTGTGGACACTGCTGAAGAAGTAGACTTCGGCGGGGATGCCGACGCGGCGGCAGAAGTTGAGAAGCGCACCCAACTGGTTCACGGTGTCCTGAATCATGCCACCCATCGAACCAGACCAGTCGAGGAGGATCACGATGCCGTGGTTCTTCTCATCGTTCTTGATCGTGATGCGCTCAAAGATGTCCTCGCTGAACTTGTACTTGGCGAGGTGGCGGGTCGAGATGCGTCCCGTCTTGGCACTCGACTGACGCGCATAGTTACGCGCAGCACGACGAGTATCGAACCGCTTGACCATGAGATCGACCGCGCGGCGGTTCTCTTGCGTCATCTTCTTGAAAGCCTCAAGAGCAAGGCCGTCCATGTACTTGCTCATGCCACCCGCAGCAAGGACATCGTTGCCGATGCTGTTGCCGTGGTAGCGACCGACCTTGCACTGGTCCATGAGAGCAACGAACTCGTTCGCGGTCACGACAACCTTGGAAGCATCGATCTGCGGGACGGTGATCGTCTGTTCGATGGTGTGGGTGTTGATGAACTTGGTCATCGACTTCTCAAGGTTGCTCACGGTCGAGGAAGCATCGGGAGCGAAGTCGGGATTCTGCTTGGCTTCGGTTTCCATGTTGCCACCCTCATCGGTCTCGTCGGACGAGTCGGCGGTCGAGCCGTCATCGTTCGCGTCTTCCGCGCTGTCGGACTTGGAACCGCTCGACTCCTCTTCACCTTCGCCATCTTCCTGCGACTCGCTGCGACCGCTCTGGTCTTCGTTGCCGCCTTCGCGAGTCTCCGACTTGTCGCTGTCGCCGTCCTCTTCGCCGTTGGCACTGGCGGTTTCCTTGCGCTCTTCCTTGCCACCGTCAGAGGCTTCGCCCTTGCCACTCTTGCGATCCTTGCCCTGCTGACCCTCACCGCCCTTGTTGCCGTCGTTGCCCTGCTGCTCCTCGCGTTCCTTCTTCTGCTGCTTCGCGAACTCATAGAGATCGGCAGAGATGTCGGTGACATCCTTGAAGGTCTTGGCCGCGTTGATGCGGTCGATGAAGACCTGCTCCTCAGCGGTGAACGGGACCACCATGCCCGTGTGGACACCCAACTTGTAGTAGAGGTTGATGCGGTCAACGAGGGGAAGCGAAGCGACATCGCGACCCTGAAGACCGAAGGCATCCATCGAAGCGAGTTCCTTGTACCCCGCGACGAAGTCAGAGCGAAGGCCAGGGAACTCGCGCTTGATCATGCGCTCAATACGCGCATCCTCGACCACATTGATGTAGTCCTTCGCGATCATGCTGTTGCCCTCGCCACCGATGCGGATGCTCTCGCTCTTCCACTCATCAGCGGGAGTGTACTTGGCATGGCCGACTTCGTGACCGACAAGGAAGTCATAGACAGACTGGTTCTTGTTCTCCCACTGCGGGAGGACAAGCCGACGCGAGTCGAGTTCGAACCATGCCGTCTTGGCATCGGGACGATGCTCGACCGTGATGCCCTCAGACGCGAGGAGTTGCGCCAGGAGCGAGTTGCGGGAGGTGTTCGCGGTGTTCATAGTGCTGTTAGCCATGCTGTAAGTATAAGGTAAATCGGCACTTGCGGCAAGCCACTTGATCCATGCGGGAAAAAAATGTCTAGATTGTAAGTCTTGGAAATATCAGGACTTACGGAATATGGGTGGTTTCGGGGGCATTGCGGAGCCATTATCGGCCTATGGGGTAGGGCAAGAATCTTTGGAAATCTTGTCGGGAACAGTGATTTCTGGCTTGACATGGGGGCTAGATTTTGGCAATGCCATCTCCCCCATTTTCCACCCAAACACCCCTACCCCCTACCCCCTACCCCCACTTTTATTTTGCCCTATGCCGAAAATGAAAAATCGGCTTGGCAATTTTTTCTCACCAAACCGATTTCCTAAACTTCGCAATGTGTCTCTCAGTTGTATGCAAGTATCTCCATTGCCTTCTTTGCTTCATACCCATCCTCGGTTCTCTTTCTTCTTCCCGCAGTATAGGTCACGGGGAACCTATGCACCGTTGCCTTCATGCCATCGAAGAAGCCATCTCCACAATCCCGATTGCACAACCATACCCCCTTGTGATCCTCCACCACCTTCATGAGTTTCAGAAGTTCTGCATCGGGAAAGGACTCATTGTAGTCCGCGAATGAATCCCTGTACGGTGGATCCATGAATGTGAAGTCTGAGATCGGGACATTCGACCAATCCGTTGATGTCAGTATCGTATCTGTGGAGTTCAGCATGTGCGACCATGCAAGGACATTATCCCGATCATAGACCGCATCCCGCTGGTTGAGAAGTCCCGATGGAGTCCCGAACCTGTTGTTCGTGTTCTTGTTGATCTGCCAGATTCCATTGAAGGCAGTCTTCATCAGGAAGTACAGCAAGGCAGCGCGGGGGACTGAATCGTACTTCTCGTATTCGAAAGCATGTGTAGTACGAAGATCATAAAAGTACTTCTTCCTATCCTCCTTGGAGAGTGGTAGGTAGACCGATGAGTAGCCATCCATCTCCCCGATGAAGAGATTCGGACTGCTCTTGATCGCGGAGTAGATGTTCATGATGTCCGCATTGATGTCATTGATGTATACCTTTCTCGGAGCATGGTCACGCATGACCTTGATGAGCATTGCCCCACCGCCGAAGAATGGTTCCGAATAGGTGTCCACCTTCCCAAAGTTCATGAAAGGCACATAGTGCTTCATCATCTTCGACTTTCCACCAGCCCACATGAACAATGGCTTCATTGCACAACTGCCTTTCTCATGATTTCCCGAACCTCATCGTCGGTAAACCCCGATTGCGAGAGGAAGAAAGATGCTCCATCTGGATAGAGGATGTCGGTCTTTCTACCTTGCATTTCGAGAAAACTCCGAAAGTCGTCTCCCATGTTAGAGTCACAACCTTTCCCCGATACAAATGTCACATATCTGATTCCATTGTAGATATGCGAGATGAACATGAAGTTCTTGAACCATCTCTCATGGGCATTTCCACGCACACCTTGCTTCTTTGATTCAAATGCAACAATCGCCTTGCCTGTGGCATCGAACCATATCCCGCCATCTGGGGAACACCCCCTGTGAAGCACTGCATGATCGTTTTCATTGATTTTAACCTTCATTGAGTAGCCGCTCTGTGAGAGTTCCGTTGCAAGAGATTTCTTGATCCGCGTTAGGCGGATATTCATTTCCCGTGAAAGATCATCATATGCTGTTGCACCAAGTTGGATGCCCCCACGGAAGTCTTCCGTCCTTTGCGAGGATATGGTCTTGTCCATCGTTCGTCTCCTCATTCCTCAATGATGCGATTCTCAATCTCACAGAGCATGACCTGTACCTCTGTTCCTAGTTCCGATGAGTAGAGCCAGATGTCATCCCTCTTCCTTCCCCGTATCGCGGTGATCTCATAGACTCCGCTGAAGCCCTCCTCATCGTCATCCCAATGGACTCGGTCCCCCACCTTCGGTCTTCGGCTCTTCACTCCTCATCCTCCCACAGCAGCAACTGTCCCTCGACCTCGCCGCTCCTTCGCTTCTTCGGAGGATCGGGATCCCTCCATGACCTACCCTGCAACAGGCCGTAGGCATCCTCCACCAACAATGCCAGTTCCTTCGTGTTGCCCTTGCCCGTCTGCGGATCGTAGTAGCCGTCCCAATCCATCAGCAGGAACGATGCATCTCCGATGTTGTTCTCAAGCAAGCGGATATAGTTCTCAAGATCACGAACCTTCTTCTCAAGTTCATAGATGAGTTGGTCTGCACTGTTCGTCATCGAATCCTTCCTTTCTCCATTTCCTCGACAATCTCAGAAAGCAACTTCAGAATCTTCTCAAGCATGTTCGTGAAGACCCACACGCTGAGGAAGACATAGAGCATGAAGAAGATCAGAAACCATTCCATGAAATCACTCACCGCCGCCTCCGAACCCCAATCACACCAGCATATCCCGCATGGCATTGGTTTGCAGCGAGTGCCGATGAATCATGAACCACCTTTTCGATCTCTTGCTTCTGAGTCTTCACATGATCTAGAAGCCGACGAGCAATGTACACCATGTCGGCAAAGTCATCTCCATAGTTTGGATACTCATCAGTTCCCTCAACTCGCTTGTCCTCCGCTGCAAGTTCGTCTTCGTGGAACTTGATGGTCTTCTCCATGTCTGCAAGAGACATGATCGCACCATGAGGTTCCAATGTGAGGTTTTTGAAGTATTCCAATGCTTCCTTGCCTTCGGTGTTTTCAGAATCGCTCATTTGCATTTCTCACTTTCGGTTCTTGAAATCGTTTGCCATGAGGTGGATGCGTCCCATGTACCAGCCCGTCATGAAGGAAGAAACAATGAGGATGATGAAGAGTGCTTGTTCGGAAATCATTATGAATTCTCCTGTTTGAACTTGTGCTTTAGAACCAGATACTTGTAGATGTCACGCGCTCGGTTTCTGCCGACCCAGTTCATGTTCGACATCCCGACATTGATGAGCCACTTCGTATCATCTGTCGGAACATAGAAGAACTTGTTTGCCTTGTCGAATGAAGTTGGATACACAACGATGTCGATGATGCCCTTTGAGATCTCGCGGAAGTAGATCGTGAGCGATTGGGAATTCTCAATATTCGCATTGATGTCCTTCGTGGAGATGTCAATGTTGCCGATGATCTTGTGTTCCTTGATGGTCTTGGTCATTGCTTGTTCTCGCATTCCTTGCAGCGGCATCGGGGGAATGAACTGCCGTCGAGCGAACCCTTCTGACCACAGACCTCGCAGATGCGACCCGACATGAACTCTGCGAACGAAACCATGCCGTTGACCTGAGTGATGTACTTCTCCAACCTATCTCTGTCATGCTCCTCAAGTCCATCGGCATAGATGAACTCGTTGTAGAAACGAAGAGTCCCGTACTTCTCCTTGACCTGAGCAGCGACCACGCCGAACTTCAGGTTCGGCCACAGACGATTCACATGCTCGGTCTGATTCTGAATCGCCTTGCAGATGGTGTCGATGAGATCGAACCAACCGTCGCCGCACTCAATGCCCCATGCCATGCAAGTCCGCTGAGGATCGCCGTTGTAGTCGCGGAAGATTTCGGGATAGCGAGAGACGAGAGTTTCCTGCTTTTCACTGTGCATGTTCTTACTCCTCTGCGGGAATGTATGGACACCCGTTGTTGGTTGCTGACATCCAGAGTTTGCGGAGAGTATGGATACTCTTTATGTGACTAGATGAAAAGTGTTCCTCACCGTGATCGGAGATCGGCCATTGGAACGGACAATCATCATTTTCCACAATGCCATTCTTGATGATGATCTGATAGACGGTTCCCGACACGGGAGTTCCCGTCATACCATACAAGATGGTGAAAACAAAGACGCTGTCAAAGTTTCGACCAGCCTGAGCCTTGCGAACGATCTTGAATGTCTTGTGTGTGAAGGTCATGATCGATTCTCGTAGATTCTTTACCGCCCACGAACCGCTTCACGCTCAAGCCGACGCGCACCTTCCTTGGTACGAGCCACGAACAGTTCTCCACCCGTCTTGTGCGGATAGATTGTGAACGCAGCGTACTTGAAGGTGTGCTTGTCTGAACACTTCACGCACCACTCAGTATCGGGAAGGAACTCAAGACGAGCGGGTGAGATGGTGTCTCCGCAGTCGATGCACTTACACATATGCGATCCTTTCGAATGAGAACTTCACAGTCTTGCGTTCGATGAAAGCCTCTCCGTCCTTCTGCATCTTGCGCTGCTTGGTTATGGTCTTGCCATGACCAAACGGCTTGCAGATGGTCTTGCTGTGCTGCCTGACGGCTGCACCCTCGCGCTCTGCCTCAAGATCGAACCTGTCTAGAACTCGCTTCGGCATCGGTTGCTCCTTTCGAAGGCACCATCTTACTTGGTCGGAGTGGCATTGTCAAGCCAATAGAGGAAGCCTAGAAGTCCCATGGAAAGAATCAGAATGTTTGTGATGAGTATGAGTACGAGCATCGCAGTGCCAATGCGAACTTCGTAGTATGTCTTTTCACAAATGTCAGTTTCATCATTCTGCATTGTGTGTTCTCCAACGCCCCCGATAGGATTCGAACCTATGACCTGGTCTTTAGGAAAGACCCGCGCTATCCAACTACGCTACGGGGGCAGTGTGATTTTTTAGACTCCCTGTTTCAGCATCGCGGGAAGTGTCCAGTTGCCAGACTCATTCTTGTCTCGCACCCAATAGAACACAGAATCGTTGTCATCGACAAGTAGTGTTCCATGGCAATCCTTCCATGTGCTGCTGTGTTCGATCTTTGCGAAGTTCTTCACGGGACCGATTTCCTCTTCTTCATCTTCTGCAATGAGAAGATTTGCGAATGATCGCGGTGGAAGATGTGCGATTGGATCACACACGAACTTTGCATTTCCCGCAATCGTGTCGAGCCATTCTTGAAGTTCGCTTACCGCGGTGAACGGAGTGGTGACGATGTACGAAACAAGATTCTCACAAACGAGCATGAACTTGATATTAGGCATTGTTGATTTCGGCCTCCTTGCCGATGAGGTCGCGGAGAAGAATATCGTCTCCTTCGGTGTCCTTGAGGATGCGCTCGACGCGATCCATCATCTCGTTCCCGTAGTTCTCGCGAGTGAAGTTCTCAAGTTCGCGCGAGAGCCGAATGGAAACATCGTCCATCGGAACGCTGTGCTGATTGAGAAGACGATGGTTGTTCTCAATCTTGCGGACGAGAATGCGAGAGAGTGCATTGAGGGTGAAGACCGCAATGCGATCATCTGCCACCTTGCGCTTGAGCCGCACATTCTCCTGCGTCAACGCAATCAACTTGGAAGTGATGATCTTGCGACCGACCTCCGTGTTCATGGTGCGGTTGATGGTGTCCTCTGCAACGGAACGGGCATTGTCAAGATTGCTCATTGTGAGATTCCTTTGTTGGTTTTCAGAGACACTTTGCAAGGTCTTCATAAGCCTTGCGCCACTCGTTCGCTTCCTGTTTTGCCTTGGCGACTTCTGCCATCGCCGCCAAAACTTGTTTTTTCAATGTTTCAATTGTGTGTGCAAACTTCTGCTGTTCTTCAATGAGTTTGTGTTCATACTCTTTCTTGGCGGCAGAGGAAAAGTTTAGGAGTAGTTCGTTCTGCTCCCTGATGACTTCGTTTGTGTATTCGTAGTCATATTCGTAATTCATACTTTGCCTCTGCCGCCGTGGCGAAACTCAAACTTCACTCATCGTCATCATCGAACTCATCATCTTCGAAGTCTTCGTCATCGAACTCCTCATCTTCGAAGTCTTCGTCATCGAAGTCCTCTTCCTCCTCTTCGCCCTCGTCATCTTCCCACTCTTCGCCGTCCTCGTCCTCTTCGAACTCCTCTTCCTCATCATCGAAGTCTTCGTCCTCGTCTTCGAACTCCTCCTCATCATCGAAGTCCTCATCATCGTCGTAGTCCTCCTCAAGGGAGGATGCGGTGATGCTCCACGGGCGAACGGCTTCGTCGTTGCTGAACAGAATGTCGTACTTGCTATCGTCGGTCATTGTGTGTTTCCTTTCTCTTAGTTGCCCATCTCACGAAGCATCTTGGCGATCTCTGTCCAGTCGATGCTCTTGTCGTTCACGCTGTAGCCATCGGGAGTCTCTTCCTTCCCGAAGCACCTGTCGAACGCAACCGATGCGAACGCCTTCGCCCATGATGGAGTCAGCGACTCATTAAGTGTACCGCGACGAGTGAGAGTGTCAACCGCTTCGGTGGCAGAACGATAAAGATTCTGATCGTTGCTGATCCACAGGGCAATGTTCCAAGTGGAACGGGTCGCCCAACCATTGTAAGTTTCATTTTCGGTTTCGGTCATTTGAGACTCCGTGTTTGAGTTTTCGTACTCAGGCGTTGCTGTCGTTGCTGTTGTCCTCAGTCGTCGGAGGGTTCGACGGCACTGCCGCCGTGGGAACGCTGACGCTCCAAGAGATTCCACCGACCGCTCGACCACGCTTGAGGGTGATGCGGGTGCCGTAACGGGCAAGCATCAGGCGACGGATCGTGGACGCGGACACCTTGTTCAACTTGCCAAGCGTCTTGAAGTTCGTCTTGCCGTTGTTGAGGGTCGCTTCGACGGCGTTCCAATCAATGATGTTCGGGTTGATGGGCTTACGGGCCATTGTGAGATTCTCCTAGTGTGAAAAGTGAGAAAGTGAAAGTGAGACTTGTGAAACGATGAAACGATTAGTGAAGATCACCGTACTGAACGCCAGTCGCGGGATCGGAATCTGACTTCTGCTCATTGCAGCAGCGGAAGTCTGCGCGGTTGTTGCGTCGGTTGAGAGCGGACTTGAGGTTGGCATTTTCCTCGCGCAGTTGCGTGATGAGAGCCTCTCGGTTAATGATGGTTTCAGCGAGAGCCTGAGTCACGGTGCCACAGATGTCGTTGAACGATGGAATGTTGGTGTTGCTCATTGTGTGTTTCTCTGTGTGAGTTTTCTGAAAGTCGAACTTGCGAACGGGGCGGTCGCATCGCCCCCCGATTGTCCCGCATCAGAACGGAACAGCCGCATCAGCAGCGGCCTTCGCGGCCTTCGGCTCTTCCTTCGCCTGATCGTTGGTCGCGGCGATCTTGTTGTAGAAGTCGTGGAAGGTGTTGCGCGTGTTCTCATCGAACCGCGACAGCGCGAGATTCATCGCAACCTTGAGATCACCGAAGATCACGAAACCTTCGGCAATCGCGACGAGACGGCGGGTCGAGACAACCTCATCAATGTCCGCACCCGAATCGACCGCCTTGCGGATCGAATCCGACCAACGCGCAAGGTTCTCAGCAATCGGAGTGTAGACCTTCTCGTCCACGCCAAGCGCATCGAACGCCTTCGTGAGGATCGAAATCTCGGTCGCAAGCGGCGGGTACGGCTGATCGACCGTAACCTTGAACCGCTCAAGCAGAGCCTCATTCTGAACGCGGGTGCCGACGAAGCGACCATCGTCCGAACCCTTGCCCTTCGTGTTCGCAGTGGCGAACACGGTGAAGCCGCGCTCAGGCTTGATGAGACGGCCAACCTTCTTGAGGAACACGGGCTTGCCCTCAAGCACGGGCTGAAGGCACATCGTCTTGAACGAGCCAAGGTCGAGTTCGTCAAGCAGCAGCACCGCACCGCGCTTCATGGCTTCGACCACGGGGCCATCGACCCACACGGTGTTGCCGTTGATGAGGCGGAAGCCGCCAAGGAGATCGTCTTCGTCCGTCTCCTCAGTGATGTTGACGCGGAAGAACTCGCGGCCTTCCTTCGCGCAAATCTGCTCGACCATCAGGGTCTTGCCGTTGCCCGACAGGCCGTTGATCCAAGCGGGGAAGAACACCTTGGACTTGACGATGCTGCGGAGGGTCGAGAAGTTGCCCCACGGCACATAGATCGGATTGATCGCGGGGACGAACGATTCGGTGTGAGTGACGAGAGCCGCGACCGACGCGGGAGCGGGTGCCGCCTCATCGACCTGAGCGACAGCAGCGGCGCGGACTTGCGGCTTGGCGGGAGCAGCGGAACCGTTGGCGGAAGCCGCTTCGGGGATGCTGTACAGGCCGCGACCCGCACGACGCTTGCTGTCGTTCGTGACCCACACTGGCGCACCGCTCATGCTGCAAGCCTCAGCGGCGGCAAGCACTTGCGGACGAGTGTAGTTGTATTCGCCGTCGCCGTTGGCGAAGAGGTTGACGATGGTATCCACGAAACGACGCTGACGAGTCTGAAGGTTGCTGTATGCGCTCATGCTGTTGCCCTTGTTGGTGTTGCGGGAGGTGGAAGCCGTCTTGGTGTTCTTCATCGACATGCCATGAGTATCTGATACTTTGGCCGTGCCGTCAACGGGGTCGGACGAAAAGTGGCGAAAAAAGTTCATTTTTCTGTAAATCGCAGTCCCATAAGGACTTACGAACGCCATCAGTCGAGGTTTTTCCGCACTTTCGACCAATAATCCAGAGTTGAGGACTTTTTACTACCTTTTGGTCCCCCGTTGTGCGTCCGCGAGAGGGTTTCGAATGACCAATTCGGTGCATAGCGAGTCCAATACGCCACGATGATCTTCCTCGCGTAGGCTTCATCCTTGCAGTCTGAGTACTTCCCACCGATGGAAGTATCAAATTCAACTGCATCCTTCCAATACGAGTAGTGAATTTGGAATGGACCGATGGCCTTGCCGCCATCACCGACTGCATTCGCGGGATCCTTCTCGCCGCCAGTCTCCGTCACGCGGATCGCGTCGAGAATCTTATCAGTATCGTGACCCTTCGGCGGGGGAACAGCGACCGCAGAGGTGGCAGCAACAGCAACAACGATGGTCGAGAGAGTGAGATTGGTGAAATTCATTGTGAGTTTTTCCTCAGAGAGTCATGGTCGAGGCGTTGTACATGAACTTGGCGACATCATCGGTGTTCAGATGCCCGATGACAGAATCGTAGTCACCGAAATCGGGAACACGGACCCAATCATGGGTGTCCGCATTCCACGCCGCGCACTCTGCCGTGGTCTTGCGGTCAGAGTAGTTGAAGTTTCCCCAACGGATGGACACGGTGACGCGGTTCTTGAAGGTCATCGTGAAGCCACGATTGACAGGATCCGCGACAAGATTGAGGCGACTGAGAGTATCGGAGATGTTGTCGGTGTTCGTCATTGTGAGTTTCCTCAGATGTTGATGCCGCTCTTGCGAAGATCGGCAATGATCGCGTCAGCAGCATCAGAAAGATCCTTCTCATAGGTCTTCTGTGCTGCGAAGACAGACAGGACGCTCTTGCTGTTCTCGTCCGTGAGCGATTCCTGATCGCGCACCGTGCTGTACACGCGGCAGTCCGATGCGAGGATTGCCAGAGACGAAGCGGTCATGGGGTCCATGGGAACACCCTTTGTCGCATATGCGACAAGGATCTTGCCGATGAGGTCGAGCGTATTGACATTCTCCTGCGCGGAGATCGTCGGGCGGTCGGGGAGGTCGTTTTCGCTGTAGAAGTTCATGTGTTTCCTTGTTCAGAAGTTGCGATTGTCGAGGTCGAGCGCACATGCATTGCACTGAGCGACCGCGCGGTCGAATTCGCCGCAGGACTTGAAGAAGATGGCATTGTCAACCTGAGTCAGGATGCTTGCGAGGCTGTTGCTGTTGAACTTGCCCTGCGCGTACAGGTTGCCGATGCGCTTGCGGATGTCGGAGATGCTGCGGAGCGCGTCCTCAAGGGTGTGCGTCTGCGTCTCCTTCTTCTCGCTCCTGCGAATCAGCCCATCGTAGGTGATGCCGTCCTTGATCGCAGACGGACGCGGCTTGCTCTTGGCCTCATTGCGAGAGGCCGCAGTCATGTTGACGAGAGTCTGATTCAGCGAGGCGAGAGTTGACGATCCAACGGTGGTCTTGCTCATGTTCAATTCGTCCTTTCGGTGTTGATCGATTCACATTCGGTCATTGCATCGTTGCAAAGACGCTCAAGATCGGGGTCGCCTTGGTACTTGCTCATGAAGTTGTCTCCTCAGATGAACTGATGGTTGTGGGAAACCGTCACGGGACCGCGCCAAGTGAAATCACGCGAGGCCGCATAGAGCGCACGGGCTTCTTCCTTCGGGAGATCCGTCGTGGAGAAGGTGTTCCACTGCCCCCTCTTCGGATCGACTGAGAAGATGCCGCCAATGCAGCGCACCATGCCGTTGCCAAGATCGAAGAAGCCGATGCACTGGTCATGCCAACGCCCACGAAGGCGCGTCTGATCGTTGTACCCGTTGTGGAACAGGAAATGTCCCGTCTTTCCCTCCATGGGCCATGCCTTGCTGCTGTTGGCAGTGTGGCAGCGGTAGGAGAAGACGAATGACTCCACGCAATTTGCTGGGTTGGTCGCGTGACGCTTGGTCTTGTTGATCACCATGCACATGAGTATGACAGTAAATCGTCCAAATGCAAGACCCTAAGCCACCAAAAACGGAAAAAAATCCAAAAAAGGTGATATTTTTTTCAGATTTTTCCAGAAATTGACCCCATTTCTGATTTTTAGGCCAATTTGTGTGTTTTTGCACTTCAAAGTTCACAAATAGACAGAGCCTCCAAAAGAGGCTCCTGGTCATTTCAGTCGCGGGATGACCATTTGTCTATCAGAACTTGTGTGCTTTCCTAAATTCCGCTGTGTTGTGGTTTGCTTCCTCCACCATCTCATACAAAGCGAGTGAAGACTGCAAAAATTCGTTGTCTCTGAGTAGTTGTTCTGCTACTTCAAGCAAGTCAATGTATGTCGGTTCTAGTGGGGGACCGTGTGGACTGCTTGCTTCTCTGCGAGAGTCATGGATGATCTTGTGAATTTCACCATGTGTGCGATACTTTGGCTTCTTCGGTTGCATCAGACATCCACCTCGACACGAACTTTGAAATAGTTCTCCTTCACGGACTTATCGATGTGGATTTCGCGGATCTTTCCGAATCCGTAGTCCTCATCAATGTGAATGAATGGACCGCCTTCGGGATCGACATATGCAACCTTGGTGTTGTCCTCGGACATTCCCGCTCTCCAATAGCGAGACTCGCCTTCGATTGTGAAAATGCCGTGTCCGTTGTCAGTTACCTTGCGAACCTGTCCGTAGCGTGACATGAGATCCTTCATCGGTCTGCTCCTTGAACAATGTTGTGGATGTTTGTCATAAGCACACCTGGCAGGATTCGAACCTGCGACAGACGGATTAGAAATCCGTTACTCTATCCAACTGAGTTACAGGTGCGTGTGGTGATTTTACTTTGGCGGTATGGGCTGTCAAGCCTTCTTGGGCTTCTTGGTCTTGGAATCTTTCTTCGGCTTCTTCTTGCCAAAGATTCTGTCCCAGTTGTCCGACCACTTCTTCTGATCGACGGGTCTGTAGGAATCACCTTTCCCCGCGCTGTGTCTTCGGTTTTCCATATGTCTCTCCATAAAAAGGGAACGGCAGGGGGTGTTAGCCCCTGCCGTCGTTCTAGACTAGTACTAGAGTTTCAGTATCGGCTCATCCGCTGAAGCCGACCGCCGTTCCCACGCGGACATTAACAATATATTCTGTCAGTTTACAGCGAGTAGCGGTTGCCGTTCTTGTCGAACCCGTAGGTGCGGGTGCCAGGGTGGATGTCCACCATGCGGTAGAGCGTGTCACCACGGCTGTTCGACTCGGTGAGGATCTCCCAGTTGCCGTGCGCCTCAACACGCTCACGGATGCTGGAGATCATCGCGCGGAGGTTCTTCACGCCGAACTTGCTGTTGGCCTGAGCCGCACTCAGGGTCTTGCCTGACGAGAGATAGTTGATGACCTGACGGGTCTTGGAGAGCGAACGGGTCGAACGGGTCTTGGTGGCGGTTGCCATAGTCTTACACTCCTACATTGACTGCTTCACTTTGAAAGAGGCCGCGCACCGCAGTCCCGTGCGCTCCTCAACTGTTGTGCTACAAGTATATGGCAGATTCGTTCGCTGTCAACTACCTTGGATCGTGTTTTGAAAAGAATCTTTGGATCGTTGACTAATGATTCTGAATCAAATGCCGTGGTCGGGGTTCATGACAGACTTGTTGAAGTATTCAGAAAAGTCTGTTCCGTACATTGCGATTCTCTCACTTGCTGTCATATTGCGAAGTTCATCGACGGGGTCGTCTTCTCCGAACTCTGCCTTTCGCTCTTCTTCAGAAAGTGCGAATAGTGAAACATCAAACTTGCACTTTCCACGAAAACTATTCATCCATGCTGTATAGAAACTCATCAGTCACCTCCACCGACGATGAAGGGTCGCTTCTTCAGTCGGGACTTGAACTCACCCTTTTCAATCTCAGGACCAGACTTCAGACCAGCCCCGCCAATACGCGCTCTCTTACCCTTGGGAACCCAATCAGACTTGCCCGTTCCATGGAACACAGAACCATGCTTCTTTGAAACAGAAAGAACGGTGTCTTGACCAAACTGCTCTCCGTGCTTCTTGAGATTCTTCAAGAAGATGGCATGTCCTGCGTTTGGATTGCTTGACCATTGAACAGGTTGTCCTGAATGGACCATGAAGGACTTCTCCTTCACCTTCTTCTTCTCTCCATTGTGGTCTTCGATGTACTCGCCCTTTACAGGAACAGGAGTATATCCATGCTGCTTGAGGCTTGCCTTGAGTGCCTTCGTCCGCTTGTTGTTCTCGGCGGGAGAAAGATTCCCACGGCTTGCTGAGATGAAACCTACCATATGCCCACGCTCAATATGGCTGTGTAGGCGGGAAAGGGAACGGGATGCTGCCTCTGTTACGAATTCTCTGTATGACTTCATCTGAATATCTCCTGTATGGAGGTATTTATATAAGCCCATTTTCCTCATCAAACTTAGCAATCCTGTCCATGGCGTAATTGCTGAGTTCTTTTTGCGTATTCTTCAGTTCCCTTTGAAGTTGGCAAATCTTCCCATATGCCAGCCCGATCAGGGTCAGAACATCAGGAGGAAGATCGCTGCGCTTCGTTGCGTCACGCAGAAGGTATTCGATGTTGTCTTTGTCATCATTCTGCCACATCTGTATTTTCCTCCTTTGGCATGTTGTAGTAACTTCGGTATGGTTCGTGTTCAATATTGTGTCGCTTGAGTGTTTCCTCAAGGTGCATAATATGCCACGACATACGCAGCACGAACTCACGAACCTCTTCTTCCACCCATTTGTTTCTGATCCGATCTGCCGCATGTAAAATCTCATCGCTCACACGGGGTGAGCAGTTGCGC